GGATCCCAGCAACAGCAACCACAGTTACAGTCTTTGGTACACATACAAGTTTCACACTCACACATGGCACACACTACCCTTCTACGTAGTACCTTCTTCATCTTGTCGTTGTTTCGCTGTTTTAACATTAGCGTTATTGATAACTGTGTCTTTATCCGCAGGGATAGAAGTAACACTTTCATCGTCGGTCATGCGTTGAACTTCTTGATCGTACAAACGATCCTTTACTTTACGACATTTTTCATGGACAACATTGTCCACCCAATCATCTGGGTCTACTACAGCCCAAGCAAACGCTTTTTCTTCAGCGTCAGTTATTGTTATTGTAAATGTTTTAGCCATTTTATCTCCTTATCCTACTAAGTAACCATTAAAGGCATTATATTTTGCAGATGTAAACGATGTTAATGTGTAACTTGAATCGCTTGCAATGTATGGGTAGCAGACATCGCCTGCATCTAAATGAAACAATGCTGAAATGCTTTGACCGCCATCAACTCCATTGTCGCCGTGGTTAAACCATGCGTTATCGCCAGTAGCAACAAACCCCCAATATGTGTCAGTAGTATTGGTGTAATTTGTGTGCATAAACATGTGCCAAGTAAAGAAATAATAGCCATCTACAGGTGCAGTAAATTTACCTGTAGACGTATTATAGTTATTTCCATTATCGAAAATTTCAGTGTCACAAACCCATATATTTGGGCCTGTAGTAGTCACTTGCCCAGTGCCTGATTTGTATGCTCTAAACGCAGGGACATCGGGTGTAGTAAAAATACCAGAATTTGCAAGTTCTGCCTTTACATTTCCTTCAACAAGGAACCTATGACTATAAGCATTGTACTGCATATAAGCGTAACTACTTGTATCCCCAGCAGCGTGCGCTCTAAGTTCAGCACGGTTAGTACTTCCAGAATCCAGAATAGAAACTTCCCTATTCTGAGACTTAACAGTAAGATTACCTGCTACCCCTGATGCGCCTACTCCTAAACTTCCAGTAACGTTAACATTATTTTCAGAAGAATCTAACTGGATTTGGCATGTAGTTGAGTTGCCACCGGCTCGTAAATATAAGTCATCTCCAGCAGCATTTCCAGCAGAAACAAACGTATCGCCACCGTCACTTATGAGAATGTATTCGTCAGCGCTGTCCTCTGCCATGCCAGCAGTACGCAAACCAACGTATGAAGAACTAAACGCTTGTCCAAGAACTATACCGCTATCAGCGCCACCAGACTGGGCAGTAAAATGACCAGTAGAAGTTGTGTCGCCCGCCACCTCCAGCGTGCTATCAAACTGAGCAGCGCCATTAACCTCTATACCCGTACCATTAAGTAACTTCATAGTCGTGGAGTTGAAGCGCATTGCAATATTGTTAGACCCTGCTTTTTTGAGCATAATCTCGATGATGCCGTCCTCAGTTGTGTCAGAAGCATCATCAATTTTACCACTAATCTTGGCGTACACGACTTTTTGATCATTGTCGTTTTCGGCTTGAAACTTTATCAGACCTATATAATCAGCATCAGCAGGGCTAGCACTATTCCTATACAACTCAATAATAGGGGCACCTTCCGAACCAGCATCAGTGTCAGTTAAAGTAACTGTAGATGTTCCATCAAACGTAAAGTTAGCAGAACCCGCAAAAGACCCAGAGTTGTTATACTGTATCTGAGTTGTGGACCCACCCGGCGTCGTTGCTGGAGAAAGGTTAGCAATCGACTGTGCAGTCACATGCTTGGGATTATCGCTATCGCTTGTGTCGGCAATAACCACCTTGTCATCGGTAGCGACAGTTACAGAAGAAAGTTCCGACGGAGCAAAGTTAACAGTAACCGCTCCACTTGTGCCACCGCCACTTAAAGCGGTTCCAGCAGTAACACCCGTAATGTCACCCACGGGAGAAAGATCAACGATTGACTGAACAGTAACAGTTTTTGGATTGTCGCTATCATCAGCATCGGCAATAACAACTTTATCCGATCCTGAGACTGTAGCAGATGAAAGTTCTGAAGGTGCAAAGTTTAAAGTAACATCACCTGAAGATCCACCACCACTTAAAGCCGTGCCAGCAACAACGGAATCAATATCTCCAGTGTTTGTGTCATTGCTCGTGAATGCTACAGGGTTTCCAGTGTTCCCTTCAATAAAACCAACAAACACATTGTCGGAGACAGACGGCGTGGGTCCTACAATAGGCACATTTTCATAAACGTTATCCAGACCCAACCTAGGAATCTTAATGTTTATCAAAGGTCCATTAACAGAAACAACCGTAGCCCTATAAATTCCTCTAGGATTAATACCTAAACCAGAATAACTATTATTTCTAGAAGTTCTTCTACTCATTAAATTACCCCAACAATCTTACCCCAAGTTACTGGCCCTACTATACCGTCCGCTGTTATTCCATTATTGGATTGAAACTTAACAACAGCAGCCTTAGTTAAAGGACCAAAAATCCCATCACTTGTAACGCCAACCGCTATCTGTATCCTTTTAACACAAGACCCTTTGGAACCCTGTTGAAAAGTCTCTAACGTACAAGCCATATCATCAGAGTCCTCAACGTTTGTTCCACTCACACTCACTATTGAAGTTGGTCCTGATCGAAAAGATACTCGATCAACCATAAACTTTCCTTCAAAATGAGGAACTCCTTTTATTTCAAAAGAAGCACCAGGATAAATTGACAAACTTGAAGAATTTTGAACCAAAGACAACTGGGACGTTGCGGACTTTTTTGAATCAGTTGATCTTTTTACTGTAACCTTTGATCCAAAATATGGATCTATCTCAGCAGAAGGTATATTGACTGTAAAAGAGTCTGTGTTTGCAACAATAAATTCTTCTGACGCAAAGTATAAAACACCTTTTGCTTCAAAAAACCTAAAATCTAAAGCATTCGCCAACCTTCGTAAAACATCAAAAGTTGACTCATCTTTTTTGTCAGTATGCTCCCTCACAATAGTGCCATCAACTGCGCTATCTTCCATAAACTCATCTAAATCAAACTTTTTTGCCATCATAGAAGCAAACGTTGACGGTGATATCTGCCCAAAAGACATTTGTCCTCTGTCTCTTCGCATTTTTTGAGTTGCTTGCAGTCGAGCAACAAAGTTAACAGAATCTGTTTTGTCATGAATTATATCTACATTTGATATTTCAAACAATTGAGACAAGTAATCAACAGTACGCCCAATCATAAAATAATTATTTTTATACATTTCAAAACTAGGATCATGGACACGCACGGTGATTTGGCTAACCATGTCAGCAGATAAATCATATGAAAGGCTAGTTATGGATTCACGTATTTCAACGACTTTTTCGCCAATTTCACCTATTTTTAAGGAGTCAACAGAAGTTGTTACAGTAACCATAGTATTATTGTACCATTCCTAATCTCAGGTTGCCATTACGCCAACGGTATTATATTATGATGGCCATTCTCCAGTAACGTCAAAGTAGGCTCGTTTGTAAAGTCTTTCCATTAGTCCTATCGCCACAAAGGGATCCGCATTGTCAATTTGGGCAGCCTCTAGAAGTTGGCTATATCTGGATTGTAATTGCTGTGACTCCCAAAGAGTTAGAGGATCATCGTCAGGTTCTGGTGTAGGGGGTGGAGGAACTACTTTAGTATAAGTTGGCTCACGATAGACAGCCAAAAGTTCGGCTATCTCTTGATTAATACCAGGAAATTCAGTTAATTGAAAACTTGCCTCTGCCCTTATTGGCTCACCAGAAGTATTCCTATACTTAACATTATAACTAAATTTAGTTAAAGCAACAAAATACGATAATGATGTGTGACCATAAACGAACTTGCATGAATACCCATTTTCTGCTATGTTTGAAATGTCATCTAAAATATCTACAATTGGTAAAGCGCCACCACTTTCTTTATCAGCAATTACTGCCTTAAAAGAAATAGTACGTAATTGTTTGTTTTCTTTGGCTAGAATTGGTTTCTTACCTGGTCTAGCAATCTGGCTAAACTTAGCCTCAAGCGTATCGTGGCTTATATCTCGTGGACCAAAAGGAAAGATTACTTCAATGTCTACATTTTCGCCATCAGCATTTTGAACCCCTACAGTTTTTAAAACTGCACGCTCAGGCTGTGCTGATCGAATTACAGGCGGTGATCCAGTTGGGAGATCGCTAACAAAAGTCGTTGTTACAAAAGGCATTTTACTATTCCGTGTGCTCTACTACTTCATTATGTATCTCTAACATAACTGTCTCAACCCCACGCTCATCAACTGTTTCAGCATTGATAACAACCTGATGTCGCATACCTGTATTTCTAGCAATTGTTTCTAAGAAGGCACTGTCACTTGCTGCATATTGACCGGTTTCAGTTAAGTAATTTATTAACAATTGGGAGGATTCTTCTTTACCGTAAAACTCTTCAAGCGCACCTAAGTCGCCTGACATCAATTTTTCAAATAACGGTCCACCAACCAAATTGCCTATCATATCATTACTTCTGAAGCCGTATTCATCGTCTTGGTTCATTACATACCTTGCAAATCCGGCCGTATCAAGTCCTGCAATTTGACCAGCGCTAAAATCTCCAATGCCTTTTTTGCCGGTGAATACGTCTCGATACATTGCTCTGTCACGGTTTGCCTGATTCAGCATGTTGTTAATTTCAAAAGTAGTTTTACCTTCAAACTGTGAAACAGGGATTCCAGACTCGTCCGAAAGTAGTTGATATTGAGTCGCTAGTGCAGCATTCAATCCAAATTGACCAACAACGTCCACGCCACCAAACGCCCCAGCCTCTTGCGCTTTTTTAATAAACGTAATTCCAGAAACACCAGCCAAGTCAGCGCTTCCACCCATAGCCACTTCAGCAATTCCGATAGCGTTAAAGATGTCCATCAATAATTGCTCATCCATTGAACCACCAGAGATAAACGCATTTAGAGCAGCATCAACTGAAGCAGATCTAGTACGCTGACCTATGGGGCTTGTTGATAAATCAATATTACCAATAAAAGACTTAGTTCTATCAATGTCACCCATAGTAAATAATGTTGAAAGTACGCCAATTGCTGTCTCATTGAGATCTTTGTATCCATCAATGTTTAGCATATCCATGACGCCTTCGATATTTTCTGCCGCTATTCCAGTCGCTTCCACAACTCTATTTATTTGCCTAACGTAAAGATCTTCAGCGGCCATCACGCTATTTTCAAGTTCCGACAGTAACCCTTTGTTTACCAATGATGTGAAAAGATTATCTCTATGTACGCTGTCGGGATCAACACCCATGCTTAACAAGAACTTACCAAACTCAGCAGTGTCGCCTTCAAAATTCCCTTTATCGTTTACTTTGAGTCTTCCATATTCATCTCTTGCTTTGTCTGCAAAAAAAGCAGCGGAAAAGCCTTCAAGCATACCTGCTTGCTTCATATAGGCTTCCGTTCCTGACCCAACTTTAAAACCAGAGGCTTCATTAAATATTCTTGTAGATTGCTTGTCGGCTTCTTTTCTTAGTCTCTCTTGACCTTTCCTAGAAGCAAACCATTCTCCAACGCCACCGGCTATTGCTCCGATTGCGGCACCAACCGCTGCTCCAAGAGGTCCACCAACCATTCCTCCAATTGACATTCCCGCCAATCCACCAGACAAGGCAGTTGATCCAGTCATCTGTCCAGTCTGAGCCGCTTGGTTAAGTGAATTATAAGCCATGTATCCCGAAAGAGCAACATTAGCCAGTGGCATAAATCTCGCACCCGTCATAGCGCCTGCTCTTACTCCAGCAAGTTTAGAAGCCTGAAAAGCCCCTCTTACACCTTGTCCATGCCTGAATGCTTGATACCCCGAACTGAGTTGTCTACTTGCAATCGCTCGACTTCCTGATAGGCTTCTAGCACCAGCGGCTATGTTTGACCCAGCAAATGCGACACGACCCATGCCTGATGCGTTTCGGGCTGTTCTAGCAGCCCTTCCAAAAACCCCTAACTTTCTACCGCCCATATACATAGCGCCCGCCATGATAGCCGTACCAAACGTATTGCCACCACCTATACTATTAACCATTGATGCTAGCGAAGCAATAGAAGTTACAAGAGTTGAAACTATTGGGGCTAGAAAGTTTAGTACGCTAGCCAAACTATGAAGCGCCTCTGGCAGTTGCTCAAGAATGGGGAATATTGTATTGAATAAATTGAACATGGCGGGAATTACTTCAAAAGCCAGTTTATCTAAAACTTCATTAATCAAAGGAAGTTTATCAAAGAACCCTGTCTGTCCATTAGATAGCCGATCAAACAAAGAACCTATAACGTTACCAAGAGATTCACCAAACGCAATAAAGTTATCAGCATTGCTCATCATAAGTTGTCTGAACTCTGCGAAAAGACCTCTACCACCAGCAGCGCTACCCATTGCCCTAAACATATCTAGCAACAAATTGGCTGCGGGTTCAAACTTGTTAAACCATGCACCCATGGAGTCAAAGAAGTCTCTAACTCCTACAAAGAACCCAACGAAACTTTTTCCCATCTCTTCAATTCGATCAATATCTTCCAAAACGTTTTCTCGAACCCAGCCAGAAATAGCCCTAACGGTAGTAACCAGTGTAGGAGCAAATGAACCTTCACCAAACTTTTGAATTATGGAGGCCATTGAAATAATGTCGTTTTTAATAATATTAGATATTTGTAAGAATGTGTCTCGGAATGGTCCAAGTAAAGGCTCACCTAAATCAGCAAAAAGTCCTTTTTGTCCAGCAAACTCAGTTTTTGCAGTTCCTATTAGTGTGCCACCCATGTTTTGAGATAGCCCTTGAAATCCTGCTTTGGTTGCTCCACCAGCGCTAATTACTCCAGTAAGACCAGCCATAGTGGTGACTCCGCCTAAAGATCCTTTTTTGAAACCTTGCGCACCTTGAACTGCTGTTCGAGCATCACCAAAGTTTCTAGAACCAATAGCAGCAGCCAATGTCGTCACTGCCTTAGCGTCACCGCCCGCAATGTTAAACAAATTAGTTACTAACTGGTTGGCTCGTGCGCCTTGAATTCCAGACCTAGCAAGAGAGTTTATAACAGAAGCACTTGCTTCACCGCCAAGCAAACCAAGGTTTCTACTACTTATCCCTTGAGTAAACGTCCTAGCCCTATTCATGCCTAGGTTTCCGCCACCCAAAATAGGTGCCAATTGTGCTTCATTAAATTCTCGCATGGCTGCAGCAGCAACCGCTAAAGTTGTTGCAAGTCCAGCCGCTGTGACAGTCAAACCCTTTAATGCAACATCATACAGTTTAACCGCTGCTCGACCAGTTATTAAGGCCGCTTTAGCCGCCAACAATCCAGCCGTAACTATAGCAATGTGTCCAGCAAGGGCAAGAAAAGAAAACTTTCCCATCATGGTAATGAACTTGGTAAATACTTTCATAAAACCAGTCACTGCTCTAGTCATTCCACCAAAGCGCCGTGTAAGTTTATTAGTCGTTTTATCTAGATCACGGTTAGTGTTGTTAAACTTTTTCGTGGTAGCATCTAGGTTTCGTATACGTCGTTCAATAGCAGCAAGGTCATTTGTGATGTCGGCATCAATCTCAACCTTAATTACTACTTTTTCTTCAACAGCCATTGCTACCTCAAAACAGAAAAACTGGGAACTTCTGTAGATATTCTACAAAAATTCCCAGTCCTTTATCCGTAACCACCTGTAGTATTGTTGCGTTTTCGCTCCCTCTCCGCTTGATCTCTAGAAAGGGCTGTAGCAACAGCCAAGCGTATTAACCACTCATCGTAGTCAGAATTTAAAATCTGAATAGGATCAGTATGAAATGCTTCGGCTAGTCGTGCCGCTGATCTGATCCTAATATCCCCGGCTAATTCGTCAACTAGCCCAGAATAGGGTCCTCTGCGTCGATATCATCACCGTAACCTGCGTAATCAAGTATCTTGAGTGCTACAGATTCTAAGTGAGGGTCAACGGCATAAAATGCACGAATTGCGTCAGGCAATGGACGATCAGTGTCAGTCATCTCCATGATTACAGGAGAAGCAAAGGTAATCTCATTACCCTCGTCATCCAAAACAATTTCATCGTTGAAATAAATTCCACTAACAGTCTGACCTACAACGTAACAAGAAAACTTGATAGAATCAAGTTCTTCTGTTTTACGGTTTGTAGCATTTCGTCGCCAAGATTTTAGTTGTTCATTTGTAATGTTTGGAGAAAACCTTACAGTTACGCCTTTGCGCTCTGGAACAGGAATCTCAATGTCAGGGCGAGTAACCTCTTTAGAGATTTCTTCCTTCAATTGATCCAAAACTGTCAAACGAGCAGTTTTTTTCTTAGCAACAGGTGCATCAGACTCAGCAGATGCAACTTCAACTTCTTCAGTATTTTTATCAGTACTCATGTAACTATGTTACCTCTTTCCAATAGGTGTGTCAACTAGTCGATGAGTCTGCCCCAAGTGTTGGGACCAACTATACCATCAACAACTAGACCTTCGTCCTTTTGGAACTGGCGAACAGCACGATCAGTCATACGACCAAAATCGCCGTCTACGCCAGAATATTTCTTAGGACGGTTTGAAAGTTTGTACCCATTCTTATCTAAGAGTTTCTGTAAGAACTCTACAACAGGTCCTTTTGCGCCTTTACGAAGCGTAGTTTTGATTGCTTCTCCAATAAACGCAAACACATTCTCCTGTTCTTTCTTAACAGAAGCAGCCTTAGGTAGTTTCTTTTCCTTGCCTACAGGGAACCAGTCCATTTTTGTTCCACTTACACGGCAAGGCTGATGATGCCACCACTCAGAAGGAACTGTCTTAACAATACCGTACTCTTTAGCAATAGCATTAACCTGTGTAGTTGTAATTCCTTTGCCCACGATTCTAAAGTCTACTGCGTAACCATACCCTTGGAATTTAGGTTGGCTCATGTGGTAAGACCCTTGGAACCCTGCGCTATTTACTCGATCTGGGTTGGCCGCCAGGTTGAACCCCGGACGGCGACTCTTGTACCCGTCATACAGGTACTTTTGCTGTTGGTACGTCCTAACGCCAGAAGAAACAGAAACTTTGCCTTTAATTCGTGGATCGGCAAAGAACGCTTCGAGACGTTGTTTGAACTTTGGGTGCAAGTCTTTAATATTAACTCTGCTTGATACTGTTGGGATTGCCATAGTTTTTCCTTATATTTATGTGCGGTCAACTTCATAAATATAATACTAAAATTTCCTAAGGCGGTCAAGTAGATATAAAAAGAAAAGACACCACTCAAGGTGGTGCCGATTCTAAAAGAAAAGTTTATTTAACTTTTATACTGCTGCAACTGAACTTACTGAGAATGTCAGTGAGTATGCTGAAGGAGCACCAGATGATGCATCACCATCAGGCTCCGAAAGACCAACAAGTAGGCACTTAGCGTAAGTACGCTCAGAGCCTGGTTCTTTAAGGTCACAGTTTAAAGTCATGATAACAACATCGTAGTAAGCCATTCCAACTATTTGTCGAAGTTGATTCAACTTAGTTGCATCCTCATCTGGATCGTAGAATTTACTTACAGTAATGTCACCAATTTCTGAAGGCGCACATAGAACCTCTGGAAAAGTGCTGTTTCCATCATACACTTTTTCCACAGATGCACTAATCTCGCCACCGCTTACAGTTGCAAAGTACTTGGGAAAATCTGGACCTTTAGTATGTCCTGGAAGTTCAACCGCATGTATCTCTCCAACGATTTGTCTCTGTGTTGCTTTAGCCATTTACCTTACTCCTTATATCAGTGGGGCTGATAGATTGCTCTTAGTAATTACTATATCAATTAAGTCTGCGACTCCAGAAACCCTTACTCCGACCTGAGCCTTAACTAGACCAGTAGCAAGTTGGGTAGCAGGATTAATTGTTCCATCAACAATGACGTTGTAACCCGGATCTATCAATTGTCCGTTTACATCGTATGCTTCGTACAAACCACCTGCGATTCGAATTGGCTCAAGGAATGCCTTAACTGATCCACGAATACGCCCAAACAAGTTACCACTACCATCAATTGTTTCAAATACGTATTGTTCCATACGATCTTCAATTCCAAGAGTAATGTAGTTCATTGTATCACGCATTGTTATGTAGCGCCAGTTTGCTTCATCGTTAGAAACTGATCTCGCACCGTAAACACGGATTTGATCACCAATCTTACGTATGGCATTAACTCTAGCGTTATCAAGTGCATCTCCCGTTGCTGGGGTGACGTCTGAAGCCAAGTCTTTAACAGTCATCGCAGAAGAAATTTGCCCAGCGCCTGCACGCCATGGACCACCAACTTCAGCAACTGCCTTAGCACGGGCGCCAGCAGCATAACATACAGGATCAATTGTAAGAGTTGCTCCAGCAAGTGAAGCGGTTCCGGTTGCTAACTCTGAAGAGTTTGGAACTGGAACTTTAATCTCTGGCCAATAGAAAGCCATGTATGATGCTTTTGCATCAGCATAATATGCGGACGCTTCTGTCTTAGCGGTACCTGCAGCAGTTCCGCTGTTGAAACCAAGAAGAGCAATACGATTGTTTGCTGCAGCATGATCTCTCAAAGCAGTCCATATAGCATCTGCTGATGCTCCCTTACCTCGACCTGGGGCGGCAATGGCACCAGACTTAAGGTTAGGGCTTAATTTCGTTGTGTCTGTAGCAAGCGCTGCAACAATGTCTGCATCCGCAACAGCACTACCGTTCGATCCACCGGATAGTGCCGTGGAAGCAAGAGTGGCAGGGTTGCCAGTTGCTGTAGTGTTGTCACTTGCAGTGATAAGGTGGGCAACCTCAGAAGTGTTAATTACATTAACACCGTCTGTAACGCTCGTGAGGTCACGAGTTGTTAATAGGGTTTCTCCATCTAGAACAATTTGTAGTCTGTAACCAGAAACATCTGCAGCAAGAACTTGAACTTTCAAGTTGTCAGCCCATGCACCAACGTTTTTGGCAGTGATGTCCATTGTAGCGGAACCACTTGAGTTGTTTAAGGTAATGCTACCTGCGGCAGAACTACCTCCAGCAACACGCATAACATAACAACGTGCGCCTCCCTCGTCAAAGTAAGTCTTTACATGTGCGTAAAGGCTACCTGACTGATAATTTCCGTAGTAGGTTGTATAGTCACTGAAGGATCTTAAAAGTGTGGGTTCATCTGTAGGCCCACGCTCGGCTTCTCCAACAACAAACAACTGGCCTGCAACAACGTCGTTAGTCCCTACTGGACCACTACGTACCGCAGTTGTTACGTTTACTCCCGGCATTTTAAGCCTCCATATTCCTTATTAGATGTATACAATACCAGTATCGATTTCAAATGACAGACGCCTAAGCGTCTGCTTATTCTTTATTATACTACCACTGACTGTCTAGAAATCGTTGAAACTATAAATATCATCACGCAGATGGCGTAACAGATACACTATTTGCTGAATAAGCACCAGTACCTGCCGCATTTATAGCGCCAACTCTAAATAAATATTTAGTTCCGTTAGACAAACTAGTGATAACCTTTGCGGTATCAGTAGATCCCGTATCAGCGACAGCCGTACTCCATGTAGAGCCACCATCTGTGCTTTGTTGAATCTGATACCCAGTTATATTATAAACTCCGCCATTCCATGTTGAAGTAGTCCAACCTAGTGTAACTTGCGCATTACCAGCCACTGCAATAACATTCGTGGGGGCGTTTGCGGTTACTGCAAGTTTTGAAACGGTATTCTCATGCGTCTGCATAATGCCTACCGGAGTATGATCGATTATTTCTTCAAGGGATAAGTCGTATGCTACATATGCACCAGCCAAAAGCCTTTCACCTTTAATTAGGGTTAAATCAGAAAATTCTTCCCTAATTGTTGATTCATTTATTTTTGGGTAGCATGGAACGTCGCTGTCATAAGAGGATAAAGAAGATCCGTCCATTAAAGACTCACGCACCACAGTTGTAAGGTTATCTCGTTGTTCTGTAACCGTCTCTGCGCCATTTGCCCTTGTCCACACGTATGTTCGCATTTCATATGTAACCCTAAAATTGGGATCATAATCATATTCATATCCCTCTCGCTCAACCGAGCGAGTATTTATAACTAGGGAAATAAGGGTTGGCCACGTATCAAGCGCAAAAGGCTCATACGTTAATATTTTTCGTGGATCTGGTAGTTGTGACTCACTCAGATTCCAGTGATTCCTGTATGTAATTAAACGAGGTGGCAGATCGTTTGCAAGATAATTACTTACATAACTTTTTGCCAATCTAGGTCCTGACATCATTTTATCTCAAAAACCCCCTACTAAGAATTGATTTAACATCTCCAATGGAGCCATGCAGTATGTACTCTCCAACAGCGTGCCCAGTCCTGTTCGCCATTAACCTTGGTAAGAATAGTGGCTTTCTTTGTGCCATGTTTGCTGTGCCTGCTTGGTGGAACTTGGCATAACCAATTGTTGTACCAAATTCGGCTGTCCGCAACCCAATGTCTCTCACAGCACCCCTACCACTATTCATAGTTAAACTGTCTCTTAAGTCTCCTGTCCTAACCAATATTCCTCTTACTCCATAGTTATCTAACTTCCATGAAGCATACTGTGGATCTAAAGGTTGCCACCTGAATCCAGATGACCCTCCTTCAGTCCGAAAATTTTCTCTGTGGGCTTCTTGCAGTTGTTGCATCATCCATCTAAAAACAGGTTTAAAGTTCTGCGATCTTCTCGACATCGCATTAAATCTACGACGCAACCTGCTGGTATCAACACTTTTAATCCTAACTCCATACGCCATGTTAGGACACCCTTACTCTGCGATACCTCTTGATACTTGCTAACTCTCTTTCAGTGAAGCCTGTCTCTAATGGGGCTATGTTTCTTGTAGTTAAATCTTTTAGTCCAACTGTGTCATCGTACATATTTTGTACTTCTCTTGCCGTTGCTCTAAGCATTAATGATTGGAAGGACTTAATTCCTCCCCCATTTAAACCAGCAACGTATGTAACCGTAACTCTATCGTTTGCATATGCATTAAAAAGATCGATCCCATACTTTCTTGTTACATAATCTCTTTCTGCTTCTTGTGTTGTAGCAGTTGCAGAGGCACTTGCCGTTTTAATTGAAACAGAAGTCACAGACACAACTGGACTGTTGTCTAAATACAGGGTATACGTTGGTGCGTAAATAATTCCTGGAGAAGTTAGCGTTGTCTCTGGGTTAGTGGGATAATTGTAGTAATATTGTTGATTAACTACTCCACGACCTGTTTCTGGAACCCTATATGTTTCTGTAAAGGTGGCTTGCTCAACTGGTCTGCGTAAATACGCTTCCAGTTCTGATTGTAGCCCCTCTATCACCATTTCCACAGCATCTTTCTGCGTGTTGGTGAACGAAATGTCCATATATGTTTCTACATTTGAAACTGTTATCAACGCCATAGTGCAACCTAAGTAATAGTTTACCGATTACGGGCACGATTTGCTGCCGCACGTCTGCCTAGGTTATCCGCACCTCGGTCTAATGCATCAGCAATTCGGTTTCTTAGTCTGTTTATAAGACCTGGACGCCTTCCTCTAGCGTCCGCTCTACCTCTTCTACCACGACCACGACGGCGTTCCCTATCTCTAAATAAAAATGGATCTGGCATCGTATATCTCCTCTTAAAGACGACTCTTAATATATGATACCGCAACTAAGTTGCCTCTCGTTTTTACTCGCTTTACTTAGAGCGAAGAGGGGTTAGGAACTCGTCATTCATCCACATTAAGCCAATAACAGAATAACCTATTATGTCTAGGTACGTATCAACAATTGATTCATTCCTAGCAGAAACTTGACTTTCCAAAAGGTTTTCAAGGCGAGCAACTTTGTCGTGGAGTCTGATGATTAGTCCCTTTTCTCCAAATCGAGCAATGTTGTTTGGACCGTAGTCTCTTTGCTTATTGGCAAGCACTTCAGAAACTTCATAAGGATCAAACTCACCATTACATATTAAGGCTAGCGCCCCTAAATTTAACCAGTACACTTCAGAGTTTATTTCTTTGTTCCCGTCAAAAAACTGATCAATCATGTTGTCTATTGTTCTTCGTATCTCTCCAACAGGATCGTGGAAGTGGACGTCTGATGTTCTGTCCCAAATTCGCAAGACATGCTTTTCGGCAAGGTCTTCCCAACTTTCACATAAAGTGTCCGTCATTGCTGTTGCCTTTGCTGTGCACTTTGCTGTGCAGTCTTAATTGACGTTTTGATAATCCAGATAACCCATATAATTAAAGTAATGTAAAAGGCATGAAAGTATCCAATTGCTGGCGTGAACAGTTCAAGTGCCGGCCAAGCCTTGTTTACTACTGTGTTTAAAAGCATGAGCGCAACCGCAGTTACGCCGTTTAAGGCTGCTAGTGATAGCACCCCACTAAATATTTGACTCGCTTTAGACATATTGACTCCATTCTGTTTTGTCTCTTTTGAAAGGTTTTCCATTAAGGCATTCCAAGCAACGTCAGTGTTTCTGTGTCTATTGTTCATTTTGCCCCTTTAACTATTTGATGAATACGTTGCCGTGACAAACCATACTCTTTAGCAATGTTAGACAAGGAATCTCCCTGTTTGTGCCTTGCTACAATGATAGAATTTCGCTCAATCACGATATCTCTAGATTTTGGTCCAGGTCTAACTGGTCCCCAATCCCAAGTGGGTATGCCCTCTAAAAGGCTTATTCGCTCACTCGATAAAGCGTCTTGCCTGTATCTGGTTCTCATGTAACTAACCCAGTTTCCTAGATTAATCTCTTCTCCAGAACCAACAAACTCAACATGACCGCTTGGAACGAGTGCGTCTCCATATCGCTCTGAATATGTCACTAGTGCATCGTAGTGTTTTTTCCAGCGTGTATTATGATTCATAGTTCTATAATACTGCAATTGTTGAAGTGTGTCAAATGGACATTTAGAAAAAATTAACTGTGTTCTATTACTTTTGCTAAATTCCTTATTCGCCTAACAGTCTCTTTCGCTCCTACGGCTTCCGACCAATAGACAATATCTTCTTCAACTTCTAATTCAATCGACTCCCAACAATATATGAACATGGGAACGTACATGCTAGGTACTTCTTCCAGTAAATGCTCAAAGTCGTCACTATACCCATTTTGATCTGCCCCACAAAGCATGGCTAATGCGAAAGGTAAAGAAACTCGTCCTTTTGCGTCTTTTGGTGATGTTTTTGAAAGCCCAGCAAACTCAATTAATCCAGCCACATGCCAAAGATAAAGGTTTACCTTATTTTTCTTCAATTCATTAAGACGTGTCATCTTCTTATTGTAACGACAAAACGAGGTCCAGTTCAAGCCAGACCCCGTTCTGTAGATGATGTGATTGTCAGTCGGCTACCGGTTTCACCGATAAAACAATCTCCTCCTTTGGGGTTAGCCTTATTCCGGTACAACAATTACATTAATAGTCCAACTTGCACCAACGTGCAACTCTTATTAATAATATAATTAGTTATCGAATAGGGCAAGCCCCAGTAGCACACTCTGCTTCAAATTCTTCGTCTGTCATAAACGTAGATCCAGAAAGTTTTTCTCCAAGAGGAGTAGTGGCTTCAAGCATGTCTTTATATTCTTGTAACGATAATTCACCCATTGGTGCTTGATCAAAACCATGCTCAGAATGCAACAAAAATGACACTGATTTCATTTCATGCCAATATTGCGCAAGGTACTCTTGAATTTCTTCAAGTTCTTCCGCCTTGTAATACACAGTTACAGATATAGCATTATCCGCCCACACTCTTTGAAGTCCACGCACTAAATCCATCTGATCAATTGCAGACATCTGTTCTGCTAAAATTGTTCCTTCAGGGAAAGCGCATGGGAATTCAATCACTACTGTTCTGTCATCTTCAGAACCATCAAAGTTTCTTAGGGGTTCAACATAAAATCCTTTGTTTTTACAGTAATCAACCAAAACATCCGATGAAGCCATGCGCATTCTTTTAACAAAGTATTGGCTAAACGCAGGGTGAACACCAGGCGTAACACCCGGTAATAGGCTAAGTGTGCCTGATGGCTTTATAGTTGTAAGCCTGACCGACTCTGGCCAACCCCTTTTAGCAGACCACTGTGCATCAAACTCACGAAGAGCCACATACGCTGTGTCTAACCATTCAATTTTATCCATTGCTTGAGTGACTCCTGTTATCCCCAAACCTAGTCTCATGTTTTGTGAAGTAATTCGATCTGAGGCTGGATCAAGGTAAGATAATGCGGCTGTTGCCTTTTGTACCTTATAAAGAAGTTTTGCAACATCAACCAACTCTTCTTGTGACTCAATCATGGGTAAGTATAGTTCTGACAAGTTGCAAGACTCTCGATTGGCAAGAGGGATTTCAGCGCAAGGGTTTACTCCAACGATAGAGTGATCTGGCTTTTCCTCTCCCATTCGACCATATGTCCGAGAGGCCTCAAGGTTGAAAAACCCATAAGGTTCACCATTGCCTTTGTATCCTTCCCAAACCAATTCAGGCATATTTTTCATTTGTTCTGAAGAAACAAACACTGTGTTGTTTGACATTGCACGCTCAATAGGAATGTCTCCCAAGTCCCACCGCTTTGCCATCAAGTAAGCCTCATCATCAAGGCTACCTACAGCAATCTCTGCTGAACGACGAACGTTTCCAGCAACGACAATAGAACCGATTATGTTCATGCAGTCAAGAACTTCAACAGATGTCATTGTTCTACCAACAGCACCATCTAAAACCTTACAAATTTTTTCAACACCAGAAATGAGAATATCAGGTCCAGATGCTGTGCCACCAAATGTCTTAATTGGTACACCAGCAGGGCGAACGAGATGTGTGGCGTAAGTCATCTTGCGTGGGTTGTCGTCGTCTCCTAAGTAGCATTCGAAAACTTTGCGTATAAGTTCACCCCAACCTTCCCGTGTGTCAGGAACAATAAAGTCAGAGTCGTTAGCATCATGGTGCTCAACCCATGCTGGGCGAACCGTGCCTAGTCTTTCGGGCTTATCACACGAAAACCCTACACCGCCACCAAGCATCAAGCGCTCAACGGACCATGAAAAGTCAGTTGGCTTCGATATGTCCACAAACCAGCAGTTTACTAAACTGTCACCACCAAGCCTTGAATTGTTTTCAGTGCCAAGTTGCCAAAGCATTCTGCCAGCAACACAACCCTTAAGGTTGAACATGTAGTCGTATAATCTAATTGCTTCGTCTTCTGTTAATTCTGCCCCAATGTTTTGTGCGCCATTAACAACACGCTGTACAGTTTCGTGCCACTCTTCTGTTCGTGTTATGACGTTTGAGTCGCCATCAAAAATAGGGCGTGCATACGTTCTTTTGTAGGTTACATACCCAAGTCCATTAAATCCCCATGGTGGTAGTTGATCTTCGTATGATTTAATGTGACTGTCTGAAATAAGAAATGGCTTCATTTGTTTATTGCTCCTTAGTTGAAGAAAGCAGCGACCTTTCGCTGCTACGTGATTTAAGATGGTTCTTGTATTCTAAACAAGGTTAGAAAGAACTAAATGTCAAATCTTTATGATTTTTAACATTACCACATGAGTGGGTATAAGTCAAATTGAAAGATGTGCTAACTTAATTGCTAGTTCAGTCCTGTTCGACAAGAGTAAAAAAATTCCTGTGGCTGGAGGGTGAATAATTATTTTTGCAGTTCCTGTGTCTTGGATTTCTGTTGAAATCAAGCCAACATCACACATCTTTCTAATAAAGTCTACAAACGCTAATTTGTCTGTAAACATATATGAAATATATTTGAATGTAGAATCTATTGTATCATCTAGTACGTCTCTAGTCAACATGGAATTTAAGAGTTCTGAAGCCTGATCTTCCAAATGTCCGAATAGGGTTAGTGCCCCTCTAGTCACGATGTTGTTAAAAATTGAACAGAGATCTCTTGCCCTTTGAAGCGCCCCTTCTAAAGCAAGTTCGTCTTCTTCTTGTAAGGCTAGATACAATATTGCATTATCAGATATCTCTATTGATAATAAATTTTGTTTATGGTAGTTGCAGTCTACTAGACAAAACTCACTAGCAATTGAAAGTAGACCACTAACCTCATCAAAAGAATACTGATCTTTTAAAGAGTTTACTACGGAATGTATTACGACTGTTATGTCTAGTGTGTCGTCTTCATACTTTCCATCTTCATTTATCAAAAAATGTAGCAACTCAACAATCCCGATAGACCAAAAGTCGTCAATATTTTCTAAAACTTCTACATCGTCCATTGTCCAAATTGGAAATGGGTACTCTTCTTCATGGTCAAATATGGGCATATGCCTATTATAACAAAGACTCCCCCACCGTAGCAGGGGAGTCCTCCTCAGGGGATGCACCGCCAAGATGCGTGAAACGCAACGTTACTCTTATCCTACACCAGGAAAAAGCCCCCACCCCGAAGGGTGAGGGCTAGATCTTTAATTCGTTAGGTCACTAAGACTTAACTCTTTCCTATTCCGTTAGGTTTAGGATGGAGCGGCGTCGAAGGTAACTTTCACGAAGGACTCTGGTCGCTTAACAGCGAGGGCGAGACGCTCTTCAGCAAGAATCACGATTGCGTTTCTTACGAAGAAGTCTGAATGCTGTTCCGAAATTCGGATTGTAGCAGCCTCACGGTCATACAACTGAGCACCTGTACCGAAGGCACCGATAAGAGCAGTACCAGAAGCGATAGCAGGAGTATCGATGACTGGAATTCTCCAGACACGTGACTCTGCGCCACCGGCTACTGACATAGCAAGTAGGTAGGTACCTTGTGAGTTTTTGGTAAGTTCAATGTCTTCCCAGTCATTTGGGTTAACAATGATACCAGTTGGCTCGTAGTACGCTAGGTATGCGAGCGTTGCGGCACGACGAATTGCATCGGCTTTGGTGTCAGCAACCGGAGTTGTTGCACCAGCAGACCATGAATACGTTTGAATGCCTGTCGTGTTTAGAATACCAGTGAGGTCTTCACCTGTACCAGCACCTGAGAGGATTTGGTTGTCCTCTGTTAAACGCAGACCGTAAAGAAGTTCGTTGTCAACGATTGACCGCAGTTGCGGTTCGTCAGCAAGAACGTTACGGTGAGCGGCTTCCCAGTGAGCGATGGTCCGTACTGGAGCCTGCTCGCCAACGAAAGTAAACGTTGAGTGAGGCTTGGCACCAAATGCACTGGACGCATATTCAGGAACAACAGAAGCGTTGTTCGTGAAACCGCTTTGACGGAAGTACTCAATAACTGCTGAATTAGTGCTACGTGATGGGAAAAGATCCCGTACACGGCTTCTACGTTGTGCGATTGGGACAATTCCGTCACGCTCAACAGCACCGAAAGAACCAGGTGTTCCAGTTGGCAAACCAGAATAAATATCTTTTTGCTCAAGTGTTTTTGCCTGATAAGGTGCAACCATGTTAACACCGGCTTTACCGCCCTGTAGTGACTTAAATTCTGGGGAGTCAAGGAATGCTTCACCTACGGAACCGTAGTGATTTGCAACCTCAGCCTCAACGCCAGCAGCAACTTCAGCAGCGACTGACTTGTAGTCAGACTCTGACGACCATGCTGATACGTCACGAAGGGTTTCCATGTCTTCAATAAGACCTTTGATCTCTTTGATCTGGGCCATATTGCCTTGAAATGCAGATTTCTTTTCATCATCTGCAATGAGGGTTTCACCCTCGAACTGCATCGAATCAGCGATCTCTTGCTGCTCTGCCATTTTACCGGTTAAAGCAGTTTTGAGTTCGTTGAGCCGACTCTCATCAAAACTCATGTTCAGTCTCCTTAGATTGAATATGTTTATTTGTTAATGATAGGCGACCCAACAATAAAAAATTATGTGGTGAGCACCAGTCATATATTATGCTAGCACTGATGTAAAGAAAATCACGGGAACTATTCCAATAATCTCTTACACCCTTACAAGATTCTATTGTAGTGTATATACCGCAGTAAAGTCTACTACTCTACTTTTTTGTTTTACGTGGGTGCTTCTTGGGTAGGAGATCGTTGTCTGTTGTGTACTTTGGGTTTGATGGTTTTCCGCTAGACACGAGTTTAAGAAATGCATTGACACGCCCCATAGCCCATTGCTGTCTTCCCATCTTTGGTCGGTGAGTCTGAGAAAAAGCACCAGCGCCTCTTCTCCAAACAGCCTTAAGCATGCCTAGTGTAACTTTGCGTTCCTCTTTACCACGCTTCTCCATCTTCTCGTTATGCTCTTTTACCTTGTTTTTTAAAGATGCTTCAACAGCGACAGAAAGTTTGATTCCGCCTCTAGTGCCTGAAGCAGAGCCTCTACGATTTCTACTTGAACCGTATATGCGTTCTGAAGGTTTGGCAGGAGTTTTAGGATCGTTTAAAGACTTTGAAGACGCTCTTTTTTTCCAATCTGCTGGAACTAAATCAAGGCGACCTAATTGTCTAGCACGCTTGATTATATGCTTGCGTGTTCTTTCTTTGTTTTTTCCAAGACCATATGCTTGAATCGCATTTCTTAAATCACCAACATCTCTAATTGGGTATGATCCGTCAGGTAAAGCCCAACCACGCTTTGCATATTCTGTTCTCCGTGTTCTTGTGTAGAACCGTTTTTCGTCTATACTTTTGAAAGACTTTTCAGATCCTTCAACACGAGAAACAATATCCTTCGCCCATGTATAGCCGGGATCTCCTCCCCACAAAGCATGGGCAATGCGGCCATTCGACGGAAATCCGTCTTCGCCTGGGCGAAAACCATCTGCATCAGCATCAGACTGATGTCTATCAAAAAATGCTTTCATTCTTTTTACAGTTTTATAAGGCAAGTTTTTACCATTAGCGATATCTCTCGCACGAGCAATACCAACAGCAGTTCCGCCACGCTTAAACTCCCTACGCCACTTTAAGGCACGTTTAGCCTCTTCAACCATTCCTTTGGTTGGTTTAAAAGAGTCCGATGCGTTTACGCTTTTACCAGAAACCAACCCACCACCAGGTAGTGTTTCTATCCCACGAGGACCACGCCCCCGTAAGTTCTCCCAAACTCTTCGATTTGTGACAACTCTTCTAGCAGGACGTTGCGCTCTAATTATTCTAGATCTACCAGCCCCAGCGTTGGAATGAGCGGCATTATGCTCTTCAGGTGTACCGCAAGGTGCCCATACACCTTGCCTAACTTGATGTGCTCCAAAACAACCAATACGTGTTGCCACCATCTCCGCTTCTTCACGAGTGTTAAAGAAACCCTTTTTCTTATTAGCCTTTAACTCCATAAAGTCTAGAACAGTCTTTTTCTTTTTTTGACGTGCCTTCCATTCACGGAATGCTGGGTTCCCAACTTCAATTAATTTTTGTAAATCCCTATCGGATTCACATGGACCCCATGCGTCATCCCCCACTTTGTGAGCGCCAGAGCACCCCAACATTGCTGATAGTTTTTCAGCCATTTCTTTAGTTGGGACAGTTTCTCCAGCGAGGGGATCTTTAGCCATTACTCTAATTCCTCTTCGTCGTCTGGCTCAAGTTCTAAATCCACTTCTTCGCTTCCAAATATGTCGTCCGGCTCAACAGCGTCTCCAACAAGATTCAATAGAGAAACTATCATGCTGTTATCTTTAGATCTTTCGACTTCCCTAAGCATTCCATATAATGCCCTTATGTTTGCCAATTCATCTTCCTCTGATAAAACAACTTCACCTGGTGAATCAGCAGAAGGATCTTTTACCATATCCATAGCCATACGCAATTTTGCTAATTGTACATAATTAAGTAATTCTGGATAGGTTGCTGGAAATAACGATACATACTCTCTAATTTCATCATTTGGAGTATTATTTATTTCCGCTAACATAAGTTTCTGCTTTGAATTAAAATCGTCAATTTCTTCCCTAGCGGAATCATATGCGCTTTTATCAATTTCAATCATATTTGGGAAGTACGCTTTCATACGTATATCAGAATATAATGGAGCATCACGACCTTCAAGCACTTCTAAAGCGCTTTTAAATCTATCAACATCATCATCCCAGCCTATTTTTGAATGGAACGTGGCAGATCTATCGTCTGTTATGTCTGCAATTATTGTGTTGTCTGCGCTTAACATAAAATAAGCCATTACTCATCGTCCTCATCTTCATCTTCTGGATCATCAAATAAGCGTATTTCGTTACCGTCTTTATCAACCTCGTAAATAAACATTCTGTTGAGGACGCTACTAATGTCAATTAACTCTTCAAAAGTTGTTGGTTTAGCCTCTTCCAAAAAATCCATAACTTCAACTTGCATATCGGGGCCAATAAAGTCCGCTAAAATTTTTCCATCCTCAATCGTCAATATGCCTTCAAGTTCATGGTAGTCTGGAGTTGTTGTGTTAAAACTGTATACGTTATATTTTGTCATAATATTACCTTACCACAAGATTTTTGTTATAGCAAACCATTTTAAATGGTAGCGCCAGGAACCCAATTCATGTCTGGAATTCCCCCGCCCTGTGTTGCTTGTAGTATGTCTCTTAGTAGATCTTCAGCGCTAGTACTATTGGCAATGTAGTCCAAGCGTCTCAGTGCTGTCTCTGCTGTTGTTGCCCATATATCTGCTCGCTGTATTGCTGATGGGGTTCCACCACCTCTTTGGATCATGCCTTGTTTTGTGTTTTCGACTATTTCTGATATTGGTGCAGCGCCTTGCCTTTGGGCTTTAACGTTATCAATAATTCCTTGCATTATTGCTATAGCCCTAGCCTTGTCTGCCGGAGGTCCTTCGTACAACTCCTTCAGTCGTGACGTCGCTCTAACCTTATTCCTCTCTGGGTTTGGATCGTTTGGATCAAGAAGAATTCTACTTTCCGCTTTTGCTACACGCTTCCACCCCATTAAGCCTCGCATAAAGTTCTGTCTAGGGGTTAAATTGGGATCCCATGCAGAGCGTGAAGATATGTTTTGTAAGCCTGCGCCATTGTCAATTGGCAAGAGGACCGCTGTTTCGCTTGGAGTTCCTCCCCACATAAAGTTACTACCATGCCTGTCACTGTTGGTAATAACCATATCTAGTGCTAGCAAACGAACCCCATCTGCTATACCATCATCACTGTTTATATCAGGAAGAGTTGGATGATTCTGCGGTCTTGAATTTCTTCCTGCATGAGTTACTACTGGACCACGAATAGCATTTCCAAGTTCAAACAGTATTGGAGATGTTGCCCCACCCATTTGATTTCCATTATTTTGTTGAGCGGTAGCAACAGGTCCAGCAAATCGGAAATCTCCTTGCCCGAACCCAAGTTGGTCTGCTATCATTCCAGATATAACCTCATTCTCCGCTTCGTTTCTAAAGTACGACTTGCTTCCAGCGAATTTAACGCCATAAAGCGTACCTGTTGTTCTGTCTTCGTATATAGTGATGCCGTTTACTCCACCACCACCGCCTTGTCCGATCTTCTTAAATCGTTTTTCTTCAACAACTTGACCACCTTGAATTTTATCAGAGTTGTTTTTAATTGCTTTCAAAAGCATATTATCTGGGACTTCTGCAAGTGAGCCACCGTTTCGAACGTGTGTGTTCGCCCTTGTTTGTGTAGTTAATCCATTGGCTCCATCAGGAATTACCGCAGGACCATTCGCCCTAACATGACCTGGTGGTGTAAGGCTTGGCACATACCCAGATTTTACTTGTTGTGCACCACCCAAACCTGGATTAAGTCCACCAGCAACATTAGGCACAACTTCACTAGGGACTAAAAAGTCAGAGGGATTTCCTCTAGCAACACGGTCCTGTACCTCCGACTCAGAAGGAACTTCAACATCACTGATCGTCCATACGCCAGAGCCAAAGCCTGGTAGGTCGCCTCCGCCAAACGCTGGTTTATACTCTCTAGAGCCACCTCTTAAGGCTGACTCAATCTTGCTGTCACTAATACCTTCCGCTTGAAGCGCTGCCACAATTGCTTGCCTGTCAGATGGGGACATTTCCTTATCAAGGGTACCCCTTCTCCAAACATTATGTAAAGCAGTGTTTCGGCTTATTCCAGAAGCGGTTGATGGATCCAAAGCAAGACTGTAATCATGTATGCTAGGCATATCATCAATGTTTCGTGTTGCTTGGGCAGAAGCAAGCATTGCTTCCACTCGTGACGCAGCAGCAGAATCCCCAATAAGAATTCTAGCAGTAATTTCTGAAGCATCAGGTGTTTCACCACTCGCTATTTTGCGCTCATACGATCTGAATTTACCAACCAATGATTCCATTGGTCCGCCTCTAGCATTTAGGCGCTCTACCTTAAAGTTGTCTTCCCTAAATCCTTGACGTGGCCAAATAGCGTTTCCATCGCCAGCAGCACCAACAGATATTTTATCAACACCCAATCCTCTATAGAACAATATTGCATTGTTGTTAAACTTATCGCCAAATCCGCCTGCTTTAAAGTTTACAGATTTTCCGTCAACAGTTAAAGTCCTGTCAACACCAAAAGTGCTGTGTGAAACTCGACCTTCTGTTATCTTTATATTTCTGCTGAAAAGTCCTCTTGAATACCCACCCTGAGGGCTTGCTGTTTCGTCAGCAACTACATTCCCATCAGAATCATACACTCTAAATCTGAATTTACCTCTAACAGTAGCACCGGTAACAGTTCCATCCGCATTTCGCCTAACTTTAGTGCTAGTGACCATAGGCGTTATAGTCTTCCGATATGTCTGACCATTTATTTCAACCGTGCCAGCATCAACCTCTTCCCTGTGTGAGAAAATCTGCCTAAAGTATGCGTTTTGCTTCCTTGTATCGGGAGTCCCATCAGGCTTACGCATATTAGAGATATCTTCTACTGATTGAGCATACGGACGCTTGTTTCCATGGCGATCTATTGCCTGTTGGATGGCTTGCTCTTGCCTCTTCTTAATTTTTTGCCTACGTTTTTCTTTCCAGTCATAATTAGCAATAGCACGTGCTGCTGAAGCAGGCGAAGATGGGCTATTTGCTACAGTATTATTTACTGCTTGTACACTGTTATTGACAGCCTGTTGATCACTTAAAATGTCGTCCCGCACCCAATTGACATTTTCGCCAGTTATACTATCAATAATATCACCATCGGCTGACCAATCACCTTGCCGTATCAAGTGATCTCGATACCTTTCGGCTGCTTGTTTTCGACTGAAATCATTTGCATTATTGTTATTCCAATAGCGGGGGTTCATTCTATCTATTCCATGGACTTTTCTATATCTGGCTTTACGCATCTCTTCTTGAGCCTCAACGTTCAGGCGATGTCGGGTGGCCAAAGTATCTAACAACCGGTCATCCATTCTTGAAACGACTCCACCTTGATCTAACCTAATCTGTCTCCTTGCCAAGGCTGTTGCAAAAATATTTGCTTCATCTTCGCTAAGAGAATCTGCAAACTCCAGTTTCCATGTATCTTCACGATCCCAAAGTGATGCAACATTGTTATCCCTCATCCAATTTTGAACTAATTGTCGCAACTCAACATCTTCAGGACTCAAATCTCTTTGATCCTCTAACCATGCGTCAGGATCAAGACCCATCACATCGCTTCCTAGAGGTTCTAAGTTCATGTCCATACCATCAACAAGGCTATCTGACTCTTGTCGATCGGGAGCGCCACTCCTGTTGTTTCTTTCCACAATAAGTGCAGCACGAACTCTATTCACACGCTCCCATTCTTCATCTGATAAGCCGTTAGGGTTTGGATTCACTCCATCACGCCGTTGGCGAATATCTACACCATTCTGGAACGTATCAATTAATACGTTAAGTCTCTCATCGGAAACTTCAGCGAGAAGGCCTTCTCCTGGACGTACCCCTCTCCACATTTCTTCAAGTTCTAGTAGGTTATCTCTGTCATCTGCGGTTAGGCGCTTACGTGGTGGAAGGTTTCGGCGACTTATTTCTGCTCTGACCTTTTCTCTAGCGAATGGTGGAATCGTTACTGTATTATTTGGATTTGCCACCATCATATCTAAGCGAGCATCTAACATGTATAATGCACTGTCGCTAAGTTCCTGAAGTTGATCCCCAGTACCATCTGGATCACGCATTACATTAGGTGCTAATACATCAACTAATTGTGCTACTTGTCGATCGTTCGCACGAGCGATACCAGCAGCCCTTAGTTCACGTGCCTCCGGTCCTCTTCGGTTGCCCGATGGGGCGGCAGCAAGGAAATCTTCAAGATCCGCCACGCTTTGTGGCATCGCTTCCGATTCAGTGACTTCAGCGATCTCCTGCATGTTCGGTGATGGAATTATGGTATCGCCTCTCTCATCCGCCTCCATCTCAGTTACCGCACCCGGTAGTACTTCTTCAGCGGATGGACGTGGCGTAGCATCTGGTTTGTTATTGTCGTCCAAAAACCATGATCTACCATCAAAGCCAGTCCAACCACGAGGGCGCTCATTATTGCGTTCTTCTCTCCTAGGTTGATTAACACCAACTCTTCTCAAGAACGCTTCACGACGATGAGGGGCTAGTCTTCCTAACCTATCCTCAAATTCATTATGCTCAGGATTTTCATCATTGGCATTAAGAAGAGCGTTAAGTTCATTCCAGTCCCTATATCGCCTTTCCAAAAGCCTGCGTCTTCTTTGTGGCTGTCTCCGAATATATCTACGAATCTGTGCTTCTGAGAAGGCATTTCTGTCACCAACACCCAATTCTCGTGCCCAAAAGTCGCTCAACTCATTAAATTGTTGCTGAACTTCTCTATTAACGTTTCTTCTATTTCGTTGGTTTAGATTGCGCATGGGAGCCATTTCAACTGCTGCGTTGCGCCGTCTTAATCCTAGGCGACGATTTCGTCTTGCTAGTTCATCTTGTCCATCTGGGGTAACAACTCTTCTTGCTTGCCCCTGCCTTCTTCTACGATCTTCTTCGGGTCTAACTGCATTAGCCGCCCTACGTAGACCTCTTTCGCCAGCCTCTTGCATTCGTACACGACGAGGCTCGCCTCTTCTCCTGCCACGACGATCTCCATCGGGGCGAACAACATCAGCCGCTCGGCGGAGTCCTCTTTCACCAGCCTCTTGCGCCCTTACACGGCGAGGAGTTCGATCACGATCATCACGATCACGTCGCCCATCACCTGGACGTATAACCTGTGCAAGTTTTCGCATAATTGCTTCAAGAGTCTCTTGGATTGAAGCCATCATGCTTCGTTGTTGTGGAGTCCTAACAGGATTATCTGTAATTCTTCCAGCCTCAAGTTGAGCGGCTTCTTCAACCTGCTTAAATGCTTTTCTTACATCAGAAATATCAGCGTCATCAAAATCACGTTCTTCTAACACTCTCTGCATATTCTGCAAAGCATCACGCAACTCTCCACCATCTAGCAAATCTCTCTGCTCAGGCGTAAGCGCTGCCCTTCTTCTACGATCTGCAATAGTAGGACCAACATCACCACGATTACGATCTTCTGTAACCCTTAAAACATTAGCCAACCTTTTCATCACATCAGAAAGTCTATCTTGCGCATTAGCAAGTTTCTCACGATAAGCCTTACCCAAACGTTGCCGTACCGGTTCACGATCGCCACGCCGTCGCCTTCGCTCTTCCATGCGATCTTCAATTCGAACGCCTGTATCAACCATGGCATTCACCAACCGGCGAGGCAAACTATAACCACAGGATCGACCCATTGGATCAGTAAACTGCCCTGCATTACGAGTACCCGGTGGGCACCTGTGCATGTTGATACCTGGATCAAAAATAGCACGTGCCCTACCACCAACACCGCTACCGCCTCCTGGCGTTAGCGCTCGTGATATTCCCGACCTAACAGGACTAGTAAAAGGTGAACGATCGCCTGGTGTTAAAATGCTTACAGCACTACCAGCAACTCGTCCTCCCTTTTTAACCTCAACATTTGCGGCTTCAATACTATCAGCAAACGCAGCAATACGCAATTCAATCTTGTCATGGTATCTACCATTGCCTTTAATCGCTTTATGTGCTACTGCCTTTGTTGATATTAGAAACGGATTGCCTGCTTTTTCTTCATTGACAATTTCAAATATTTTGTCGCCCTTTGCACGCCTTGGCGCTGATCTGGACAGAAATGTGTCATACACCCAACGTGGTACCATTAGGACTTGTCCGCCAGACTGAACTCTTATTCTTTCGTTTCGAGCGTCGTCTACCTTGTTAAACCTATTATTCTTTAACTCTCCTATCTCAACTTTAAACCTTCCGTTAGTTGTCTCAGATAAGTTATAGATGGCTGCAGAAGGATCAGGCAAGTTTGCTGATCTTCTTAAAGATGTTGGGAAAGTCCTTTGTACCGCATCCATTTCTGAAGGCTTCAACTCTCCACCAACACGACTAATTTTAACAGCCAAGTCAGTTTCAGGTATGCCAACATAAACATCTCTCAATCCAGCGCCAAACGCAGGAATCATGTCTTTACCAATCTGACCTTTTGTGTACCTGTCTATCAAACTGCCATCAACCATGTCGTCGAATTCGTCCATTCCGCCTAGCGCCTGTAAAGAGACTACAGGCTCAAGAATAACACCGTCTCTACGAACAAGTCGAGTTCCGAATTCTTCATTTTTAATTCTGTTAAGAACCAAGTCTACAGAAGTTTGTCTACGGGTAGGGCTAGCCTTTTTAGGTGCAACCGGAATTTGAGCAGCACGAATAATGTCGTAAGCGCTTCTGTTCTTCCTAAGATCACCAATTGACCTAACTAGTTCAGCATTTCTAGCCAACCTAGCAAGTGCCCTCTGCGCTCCCTCTGAAGGAGAACCTGGACCAAATGAAGGCAAGCCCAATATTTGAGCACCACAAGTACTGAATTCACGATTTGTAAACGTTCCACCTTTTTGGAAACCAGGTGGACACCTGAATTTATTTCTAGCACCACGCCCAGCACCACGCAGTAAACGACGAGCACTAGGAATCCTATCTCGTCCACCACCTGGTGTAAGTGTTTCATATATTTGTGAGCGAACTGGATTTCTAAAATCAGACATATCGCCTGGTAGCAAGAAGGTGCCTATACCTTGCACTGTTTGACCAGCACGTCCCCTGCTTCCAACAAGACCACGCCTTTTAACTTCAATTTGACCAGTTACGGGTAGTGGTTCAGAGTACTGAACAAACATAGCCGTTTTTAGATTTACAGCGTTTTGACGCCCAGCAATTGGTTGCACAAGTACGCCACCTATATCCCTAGCCTCTCTTACCGCTAAACGCATTGCAGAAACTTCTACAATGTCGTCTCCGAAATCTATAGACTTTTTGCGCCTTGCCGCACGCCTAACTCTTCTGGTTAGTTTCCTGCGTTTACGCTTTTTCTTCTTTTTTCGTCCTCGCTTGTGATGATTTCCCTCGTTGGGCCACAATCCAGTGGTTTCATGGTGAAGCCACGCACAGATGCGCTCCAGAGGGTACAACTCTGGGTGGTTCGCTAAAATAACCAAGCACCTACGAAACCCGCCAGGCTTTCGCATTATTGGTCGCCAATAACGAAGAAGTGCCTCTAAGTTGCCTCGTCTAGGCCCACGCCCACGAGTAATAGATGTGAGTCTCTCTTGGGGTAGGTCTAAAAGAACATCCTGAGGTCCTTTTATCTCAATGTTAGTTTCCATCTGAGTCCCCAACTTCATCTAGTGGAATATACTGGTGTAAAACACCATTGCTATCTACATATTCTACTTCGTCTTTTTCCCATACGGCACCAAGAAATCGACTTGCACCAAGTTCAAAAAGGGCTTCATTAGCAAGACTAATCCGTTCCCCAATTATGTTGGCTTTCATTTAAGCCTCCAAACTAATCAGGAAAGCCCTTCCTCCAACTTCATACTCTGGAACTCTTCAAGAGCACTTATAATCTCTGAATCAGGAGAGGCTTTCTCTGCTCCTTCATCGTCTTCTTCTACTGTCTCTGAAACTGCTGTTGCAAAACCGTCAGGAAGCATTTCTGTCAAACCTAACTCTTCTGCCCTCTTTATAATGTGTGCTGTAACTGCTTCTTTATCAGTTGCACGTGGTAGGGCAGCAATTGCGTTTTCTAAGTCTGCTTGATCTGCGATTGGGAAAGATCCATCTTCCATTGCTTCACCAGATTCTGCCATTGCCTCTCGTTGCTCACGTGAGTACATTCGCTTGATCTCTAGTTCCGCTTCAAGTGCTTTGATCTCATCTTCTTCGCTTATTTCAGTGTCAAGTTCAACTTCGTACTCGTCGTATCCAAGCATCTTTCCATCAATTGAAACAAAGAAGTCAAAACTCTTTTGATCAGTTTCAACTTCAACAACGTAAACGTCTTCATCAGCGAAAACATCTACCATAACACCCATTACTGTGCCTTCAAGTTCAAGTTCTGCAACTGCTTTTTGTGCAACGTCTTCTGCGTCTGCTTTAGAAACTATTTCAATCCCTTCGAGTGATTTTTCATCAAGAAGTTCTTCATCTAGTCGCAACCATCCAAGTTCTTGTCCGTCTCCAGAAAGGAATACTTCAATTGCTGATCCATCTTCACGCTTAATGTCCACAACAAACATGTCGTCAACGTTTGAGTATCCAGATCCTATAATCTCTGATCCGCTGTGAGCGTCTTTGACAATTAGTTCAATGTCTTGAAGACCGGGTAGCCCATCTTCTGGCGCACAGCCTCCTCTACAAATGTCGCAAGGTTGCGATACAGATTTGCGCTGTTGACCACAAAGGAACTCTTCTGATTTCTCAGCAGCATTAGCAACTAATGCTTCATACTCTTCCATGGAAGCGCATGGCATAAACTTGCCACCTTCATGTGCATGTGAGCCTTCGCACCCTAGTGCGGTTGCTCGTTCTGCCGCTTCTTCCGCAGTGTCAAACATGTCTTTAACAGTTTCTGTAGCCTCTTCAACCACTTCTTCTGTTTCTTTTCGTTGCCTATTCCGTTCTAATGGGCTAATTCGGCGATATCTGGTTCCCCATCCTTTACCGGAAACCTCTTCAAAAACCTCAATAGGTTCATATGCGCCTTTTGCGTCTTCATCTAAGTCATCGTATGCCAAGGCTGTAATTATTTCACCGTCATTTTCAGCCTCAAGAAGATCGGCTTCTTTGAACCAAAGTACAGGCATGTCTGTTTCATCTTCTTCAGAAACCATTCTAGCCATAATGCTTGCTGCCTTTGAGTCTACTTCTTGTTCCTCAGCAGACTTTTCTTCAGATTCTTCATCTTCTTCAGACTCTTCATCTTCTTCATCTTCTTCAGATTCTTCATCTTCTTCAGACTCTTCATCTTCTTCAGACTCTTCATCTTCTTCAGACTCTTCATCTTCTTCAGACTCTTCTGCATCGTCAGCATCTTCAGGGGATTCTTCAGCCTCTTCTATTTCCGCATCATCTCCCTCGTCAGATTCGCTTTCGCTATCTTCAGATTCTGCCTCAGCGCTTTCGCCCTCATCATCGTCTGATGAAGCCTCTTCCGCCTCTTCTTCAACTTCAACCTCTGAATCATCTTCGTCAGAAACAGTTTCACTTTCGTCACCGCTTTCACTTTCGACTACTTCTTCAGCCTCTTCTACTACTTCGCCTTCTTCTTCATCTGATTTGACTTCAGTCTCTTCATTGAGAAGTTTCTCAAGTTCTTCAAACTTTTGAAGGTCTTCGTTAAGATTGTCGCTCATTGTTACTCCTAATCCGCTAAGATTATCTTACTGAACACCCTCGTCGGTGTCAACGCTTGTATTGTCTGTTATTGTAAATTGGGGATCAAACTCTAAAGAAGCCAAACCAAACGCTACCTTCTCTAATAGTTCGTCATGCGCAATTTTTGTTGAAAAATGCAGGTCAATCCCTTCTTCACTCTTAAATGAAAGGACAGATACCCCATTCATAGCATCAACAACATCAAGCGCTTGATTCTCATTGCATTTTACATGCACAACAAAGCCAGAAAGTGCCTTTTCATTGTTTTCGGCAGATGCTGGATTTGATGTTAAAAACTCTTCAAGAGAATTAATTACGGCTAACGTAGCCTCTCTTAATTCACTTGCGCCTCTTACGGGAAGCATGGCATTGTACGCCATTAGGAGAAGAGCCATTGGGTCTTCTTTCCAGTTCTTTTTAGGTTTCCCGTAACCTGAGTGACCATGTACGCCACCTTTTTCTTCTGTTTCGCAACCACAAGCACCCTTTTCTGATTCAGCATCTTTTGCTTCTTCTACCTCAACCCCAGCAAGGTAGTTGTTGTGCGAGTTAATGTTTGCATTTCCATCAAACTGTTCTAATGCTTTTTGGTACTCTTCATGAGTCGAGCATGGCAAATAGCCACCGCCATGAGAATGATACCCATCACAACCGAACGTCTTTGACCAAGCCAAAGCAATGTCAGGAGTCGCCCATGTCCCTTCTTCGGGATCTGCGTCTCTTAAACTTTCAGGAAGTTCTGTATTGTCTTTTATCATCATGGAAGGTGAGTTTGAGTCTCCTATCGGGGTGTATGAAACTGTAGGCTTCACACGTGTAGGTTTGCTAATTTGAATTTGTCCATTATCTCTTGTGAATGTAGCCATCCAAACTGCATTTTCTCCAGTCTGAAACACTACTGAATTGTCCATAATTTGTAGTACTCGAACTGGTTTGCGAAGAGCCATTGATAGTGCCCTGCCAATCATTGCAGATACGGCATCAGCGCTATTTTGTGGACCGTCCTTGTCGTGATCTTCCCAATGTCCTTTTTCCATGATGCCTTCCTCGTCATCTTTAACTGAAATGGTGCCAGTTAGTTGGTTCGCTCCATGCAAAACAGGAGAAACCTCGTATAATTCAACTTCTTTAAGCATATTTGCTTGCTTGTCTGGATTAAAATCCGCAGTAATTGTTTTGTATCCAATTGACCACTCTTGCTCTTTTCCATAAAAAGCAACGTTTGCGAACGCTTCTCGTCCACGTTCAGTATTCAAATTAAATTGAACTTTAGCAAAAAGTCCACCAATGCCTGCTTTTTTCATTTTTTCAGGCAATCTAGGATCTGCTGGTCCAACTTCATACATTTCGAGAACTTTACCAATTGGTTGGTTCCAGTCGTGGCCCCAAACAACACGTGGTTTTCTTCGATGTAATGACGCTTTGAATGCGCCTGGAAGAACAATATCTCCTACGGAATCTTTGTTTCCTATGCCAGAAACAAAGGCTTCTACAATACCTTCTGCTTTGTCAACGCCAATTTGACCAGAAATTGCTTTAAACGTAAAATCTTCGTCTTCTTGGTTGACCACATTTGCGTTTGAATTGAAAAGTAGAGTGGACATAGTTCTCCTAAAAATAATTCCAATACCCATATCCTACATACTACAATGTGCCGTTCTAACACACTTTATATATAGTTTCTCTTTATAGTTTATATATTTATCGGCTAAATTTCAACAAGCATCGGCAATTTATGGTCAAATTCGGTGGCGCTAGTGGATCTTTAGGAAATCTAATAGGTATTCCATTATATATAAAGGCACTTTGTACAGGCACTTTTTCACCATCTAGGTTTCTATGCGCCATTCTAACCTTCTCATCTCTCAAAGAAAGCCATTGTTTGGTTATGGGTCGCCCCCCATCTTGCTGTTCTAATGCAACAGAAGAGTCAAATAAGCCTAGATTGTAGGCGCCAAGAACACCAGTATCAACAATTAAAGGCTTTCTTTTTGTTCGCAATCTATTAAAAACGCTCTTAATTAAAGAATATGCAAGGGCTATCTTAAGTGCCACATCAATATCTCCATTGCCAGAATCATCAGTTAATGCTGATGCCGTAGCCAGCGCAGCAACAATTTGCTTCTGCGTCGTGGAATTGAACTCGTTTACTGTGGCTATATTTTGTGAAACTGACGCATTTTTAGTGTCTTCCTCGACAGATGTTCCATATCCTTCTTGGATGTTATCTACAACGGCTTGTTTATAAATGCCATCCATTAAGGTGTTCATTTGTTGAGAGGATACCCCTAATGCTGCTAGTGGTGCAACCACGCTAAAATCTGCATCTTTTCCTAACCCAAGCAGTGCTTGTGTGGCATCAGATTCTAGTTCTTTTAAAACAATCTCTTCTTGATCGTCAATAACCGAATCAACAACTTTAGCAAACTCTTCCTCTAGGGTGTCCACCCGATATAGGGCTTTTTCTTCCCAACTAGAAAATGCGTCTACTTTTTCGTTTTGGAAAAAGGGAGGCTCTTCTCACCCTCCGGTTCCAATCTATCGCTCTCTAACTCGCTAGGAACCTCTGCGGCAGAAGCCTCAATTGCCATTGTTCCTTGAACTTCGCCCGCTGGGACAAAAGCGCCTTCTTCTGGGCTAAACTCTGTTACTTGTTCTTGTGTTGCTTGAGTTGCTTGCTGATCCATGGGTACGCCTTCTTGCATGTCGGCGTCTTCATTCATAGGCTTTTCTGTGTTTGCAATTGGCGACTGATTTGGGTTAGCCAAAAGTGAATCAGCAATATCTGACTCAACCTTTTTGCGACCAGAGAGTTCTCGGTATTCATTTACGCTAATAAGACCCATTTGAAACTCTGTTCCATAGTGGCGCTCCGCCTCTTGCTTTGAAAGAATCAAAATAGGAACATTAGACGTGTCGAAGTCAATATAGTGCTGAGGATCAATGGCATCAAACCCACGAGCAATCATAGCAAGGTGAGGAGTCATTGTCTCCATCCAGAATACTTTTCCTTCTTCCATGGCGTTTGAGAATGTTCTACCTGATGAATTTCCAATAATGGACTCAGGTACACCAAAGGCCGCAAGAATTTCTTCTTTTGTTAATGTTCGCATCTGAATGTATGCTGCATCACGAGGTGACGCTGCTGTGTCTACGAAATCTGCCCCATCATCTGAAGATATAACCCCAACTGAGCCTGCACGACCAATGTTTCCTCGGAACCTTGAACGAATCTCATCTTTGTCGTCTTCTGCTATTTCGCTTCTTAGCACAAGAAGACCACCTGGTCTTCCGTCGTTAATAAGGAAGTTTCTGTTGTAAATCTTAGCCAAAGACTCAACTTCAATTGCAACTCCGGCTGCTTCCATTGGTGTCATCGACAAATATGGGTCAAGTGGGTGTGGTCGTCTAATCCATATTACGTTTTCTGGGCGTAATGTTTTTTTCTCGGTAGCGCTTATCTTTACCTCGTAACCTTTTACAAACTTATTTACATCTGGAATAGGGGAAGTGTTTTGTGGGGGAAGAAGATGTAGCGCTGTTGGATTCCCGTCACGACCACGAATTATCTCAATAAAGACACCACGACTGCTCATTAAGAGTTGAGCGGAAAGCCGATATCGGAAAGCAAACGCATTCTCACCTTTATTGCTGGTATTGTTGAAAATCTTTAAAAGATCACTATCACCAATAACTTCTCCAAATGGGTTATTGTCTTTTCGTAAGATTACTGGTAGCGTGGCTTGATTTGATGCGATAACATCAATACATCGAAAAACCCAAGTAACTTTTGATACGCCTTCTTTGTAAGCCTTAACAATGTCCCACCCATCATGGTAACCAGTCTTAGGTTGCAAGTTTGGGCTGTATGCTATGGGCGCACCAACTGAAACTGACTTTTGTTCGCTATTATTTAAAGATTTGTTCCAAGCCATTATTCAGCCCCTAGGAGATAACCGTATATTGCACAGGAAAGACCAGCGCTTGCCAAACCCCACCCTAAACTTAGTATACTAATACCAAAGCCTATTAGAAATATGGAAGCGGACATTAACACGTGTGCAACCGTAGAACGGGTTAAAAAATTCTTCATGATATCTATTTTATCGTGAAATTGTCTAGGAGACAAGTAAAATATGTCAGTACAGACCGCAGATTGGGAAAAAATAAAAGACTACCTTGAACCTAGGCGTTCAGAGTATTGGGTAGAAGAGCCTTCTTTAACTCAAAAAGTTTTCCTTAAATCGCAATCAACAGAAGTTCTTTTTGGTGGTGCCGCAGGTGGGGGTAAGTCATCTGCGCTTATAATGGCTGCATTGCAATATGTTGATGTTCCAAACTACAGTGCTATTTTGTTTAGGCGTACTTATGCCGACCTCGCCTTGCCGGGTGCTTTGATGGATAGGTTTAGGGACTGGGTTGCAAGTTATGATGATGTGCACTGGAACGCAAACATGTATACTGCTACGTTTCCCAGTGGCGCTCGTGTCACATTTGGTTACTTAAACAATGTAAATGACTACCTGCGTTATAAAGGTTCTGAATTTCAATTCATAGGCATGGATGAGGTAACGGAGATCAGGGAAGCCGACTACAGGTATATGTTCTCTCGTCTACGTCGGCCAGCGACTGGACCACTTTCAACTGTACCGCTTAGAATGCGTGCCGCAACAAACCCTGCCCCAAACTGGGTAAGGCAAAGATTTTTAACGGAAGGTAAAGAGCATGGGCGCATCTTTGTCCCTTCTATGCTCACCGACAACCCAGGAATTGATCCAGACTCTTATCGAGCCGTACTTCAGGAGTTGGACCCCATTGAAAGAAAGAGGCTAGAGTTTGGTGACTGGTGGGCAACGACACTTGGATCAATGTTTGACAGAACAAATCTAGAAATTATTGAGCCATCAGAAGTTCCAGAACTAGACAAAGACACAAAGTTAGTGCGCTTTTGGGATTTGGCAGGAACTGAGCCTACTCCTAGCAACCCAGACCCTGACTGGACAGTCGGAATGTTAGGAGCCTTCCATAATGGTATATTCTACGTTATGGATGTTAGGCGAATAAGGGCAAGAGGGGAAAAGGTTGAAAGATTCATAAAGGACACAGCATTTGAGGACGGTCCAGAAATACCAATTCGCATGGAGCAGGAGCCAGGCTCTGCTGGTAAAAACTTAATTGATTCATATGCTCGTTACGTTCTTACTGGTTATGACTTTACAGGACAACGTGCTACGGGTGACAAGGTTACACGAGCAAAACCATTTTCAGCGGCAGTTGCAAATGGCAATGTGAAGTTACTTAGGGGGGCATGGAACGGTGACTTTATCGACGAATTATCAGCATTCCCAGAAGCAAAAGTACATGACGACCAAGTGGATGCCGTCGTTCATGGGTTCAATTTATGTGCCGGACTGGGTATGGGAGTTCGTAGAAAGATTGAAATAATAGTTTAGAATATGTTCTATGAGTAACATTAAAGTTTGGATTGATCAAGATTTATGTACTGGAGATGGACTCTGCGCAGAGATATGTCCAAGTATATTTGAGATGGCTGATGATGGATTGGCATATGTCAAAGAAGCAAGTTGGCCAACGATCTATTCAAAAGACGGTAAAACTGCATCTGATGACCCCATTCTTCAAATGGCTGGAGGAACAGCGTCTGTACCCGAAGACATGCTTGAAGATGTTATTGAATCAGCAGACGAGTGTCCGGGTGAATGTATATTTATTGATGTTGAGTAATTAAAAAAGAGTCTCAGTTTGTGGACCCATTCCACGAAACTTTTGCTTTTCTTTTTCAACACATCCACTGTGCGCCCATGCTTCTGGTTCAGACGTTAAGGCTAATGAGTTGGTTCCACCCTGCTCTCGAAACTGTGCCCACCCAGTCACACGCCTAAAAGCGCCTTTTAGCATGACTACAGGATTACCGCAAAAGTGGCAGTTCGCTTGAGGAATTTTCATTATTAAGCACCCCTTTAATACTGTTCGCTAAGTAATAGGCAAATTTAGGGGGAACCGCATTGCCTACCATTTTGTACCCATCTTCTATCTTATCGTAAATTAATTTAAAATTGTCTGGAAATGTCTGAATCCTTGCGCACTCCCTAACAGAAAGCCTGCGATATAGATGCTCTTTTCCGCTCTCAAAGACAAACGGACCATCTGGGGTTTTTATCATCTTTGGTGCTTGTGGGTGCAAGGGCATATGTCTTGCAGATGCCACAATGGTAAATGACTGCTGTTCCCAGTTTCTAACCCTATTTCGCATTAACCAAAAGGCTGAATAATCCCCCTCCATGTACTCATGGTTAGGGAACTCACACTCTGTAGACCTTGATTTACGATCAGCCGATTTGACTTGATATTGTTGAAGATCTAAAATTGCGCTTTTTAAGTTGGGTTTGCTTGATGTGGTTAGTGGCGATGGGAAGTTATAAGACGTAGAAATGTCCTCTCGTATTCCTAGAAAGATTACTCGTTTTCTATCTTGTGGAATGCCATACTCAGAAAGATTAAATAGTTTGACATGAATGTTGTAACCGCATACCTTAAAAAGGTTAGTTAAAGTTTCAACGACGCTTTTGTTTCTGTCGGACAAAATACCTTGCACGTTTTCTGCTACAAAAAACTTTGGTTGCTTTTCTTGTAGAATTCTTATAAACTCAAAGAATAGTTGTCCCCTTTTGTCATTTATACCTTTTCTGGAGCCACCATCACTCCAACTTTGGCATGGTGGGCCGCCAATGATTCCATCGCAGTCAGGTATGTCTCTGCTGTCCACATTCACTATGCTTCGAGTGTCTAATACACAGTTTGGGTGGTTTTCTCGATATGTTTCCCAAATAGTTTTATCATGCTCATTTGCCCAAACAACATTGAATCCAGCCAAGGTAAAACCCAAGTCTAAACCACCAGCGCCAGAAAAAAGTGAAACTACCTTTGTCATTGTTTCACCAGTGTCTCAAAAACACGAACTTTTAGCCTGTGACTATAATTATCTATCTCTAAGGTGTGTTGGGCTGCATCTAATGGGTCAATGTCTCTATAAAAATCAATATATTCAATTATAGCATTATAAAAAGCCCAACGTGTTTCTCCAAACAATCCACTGTTGTAATCTTTTCTAAACAATTCTTCAATCTTTGAGTGCACGTCTTCTGCGTGCTCTCGTTTCTTTTTTGTGTTTGCCTTTTCTGTTGAAGCAACTAAATCCATGGATTCTTTTTTCATTGAGGGTCCTATTGGCTTTTGCAAAGCATTAACAGCATCTGTTATTGCAATGCTCCAATTTTTCCTAAGTTCTATTGCCTCACTCGCTTCAACCTCATGCCCCTTTAAGTTTTTTGTGTGTCTTTTCCTTAAATCAAAGTCATACGTATTAGATGAAACCCTGTAGACTGTATTCCTACTTCTATTCACATCTAGGCTGTAATAGCAAATTGGTATTGATCCGTCATGCGAAGAAATTAAAACTAAAAAACTGTCTATTGCTGATGTGGTGTCTTTGACTTTTAAACTAATTGATCCAAACGACATTGCTACAAAGAATTTCCTACCATCATCAAGGACGCCACAACTATGCAGTTTTGCCTTACCGTTTGTCCTAGAGACGATGCCTTTTGCTCTTTCTAGTAAATCAGAATTCTGTACTACTTCGTAACGCTCTTTAACAACTTCCCAATAGTCCCAATATAGCCCATTTGGATTAGGGCGACATGTAACAAACCTTTTTTCAAGATCAACCAATGAATCGCTAAGGCTATCCCAAAGCGTAACCGGCTTAAGAGAAACCTTATAGTCTGCGTTTGCGTTAGCAAGTATTTCTTCGTCAGACTGATTCTCAAATATTGGTGACGCAAGAGACAGCCACGATTTTTTATCTTGTGTCCCCTGACCCATGGAGTTTGTCCCTTGCTTGTCTGTCGTATAGTTTTTGAATGTTTGCGCCCGCAACGTACCGCAAGTCATACCCCAACTCATGTACTAGGTTCGCAACGTACCATAGCACGTCGCCCACCTCTAGAGCGATTGCCTCTCGCATGTCATCGTCCATCTCTCCACCATGATCACGAATTACTTTTTTAACTTTTTCAGCAACTTCGCCTGCTTCTCCAACTAGACCAAGCGTGGTGTACAAGATGCCCATTTCTTCTGGGTAAACGGCTGTTTGTTTAGCGGCCGCTTGATATGCGTTAACATCCATACTTTTCTCCGTTTCTAAACTTGTTCTGTGTGTCCTGTTGGACGCTCAATTCTAATGTCTTCCCCAGAGGCGGACTCAATGGGAACCCACGCCGGAGAGTAACTATGTTGCTTGATCTTTCTCATCTTTATAAGCGTTCCATCAGCAAGGACGTCAAACTCATCATTTGTCATCTCTAGTTTTCGACACAACTCTTCAGCGTTGTACTTTCCAGAAGCAAGAATTCTTTTTATCATTCTTGAAAGGTATTTGGCTACTACAATTCCTCTGGATCTATTCATGTCAATGTGCAATAGCATTGCATCAATGTCATCAATGTCCATAATTGTTACTGGGACACGATCAAGCGATTGCTCGTTCGCTACTGCCCAACGATGATAACCATCTATAATTTTACCATTCTTTTGAGCAAGAATAGGGCTAAGAATCCCGTACTTAATGATAGAGTTTGTTAGCCTTCTATAGTCTGGGGAAACCACATAAGATGCCGATACCCATTTAGCAGGCTTCAGTTTTGACGTTTTTATATAGTCCATACCTTTAGATTATCGGGTATCATCAACTATGTCAAGGCTGTCTGCATCCATCATTTCCTGTTGTTCTTGTTTTGCAAGCATAGCCACTCTTTTGTTGTGTGATTTTGTTTTTGGACCCACTGGGCTTGGGGAACCAGTAAATGAATTTAGAAGTAAGGTGCGGACTAAGTGTTCCCGTGGGTAGCCATACGGATCTTTAGCGTGCCTCTTTTTGAAGTCATGAGTGTACACCATCGCCATTCTGTGCATGCCAGGTGTAAGCATGTTGTCATCAATGCAGTCTTTTACACCATCCCAGCCCCTACTTGAATACAGGTCAATTAGGGCTTCAATGTCAAACTCTCCCCAAAGTCGTAACTGCGCTTCAATCTCAGGAAAACACCTATATAATTCATCATAAAATTCTGGCTCAGTTCTTATAACGTCAGTGAGCCTACGGGCCGCCACAGCGTGTAAGGGTATTCCGACTCTTTGGTTTGCGCCACTCATTGCAGCATAATCGTAATATGCGCAATACTCAGCATTATGCTCTTCAGTGATAAACTTTAACACATCGTCAGACTGCCAATCATATATCACTTTGGCAAACCGCATAGGAATGGCTTTGGATAGTCCGAATGGTCGATTAATGTAGTTCTCGTGGAGTTTTTGGACAACTGTCCGATATCGGATCATTGATTCATTTGCCCTTACTCCGGTGATGAATGCAGTAAGTCCCTTTTTGCCCTGCATTGTATACTCATCAATTCTTTTCGGTATACACTCGTTTGGATCAAGCCCAAAATGCTCCGCCCTGATTGCGTTCTTAGGGAAGGGCCTAAAAAGCCTATCTTCAGACTCTCTCATTTTTGACCACAAAAGAACATATTCTCGTCGTCCAAGTACCCATAATTCTTGTCCTTGTGGTAAGCAATACCACTCCATGTCAACCCAGTCATAATTAGAAACTTTAGTAACATACTCTTCAATCGCAGGAGAAATCATTTCTTCGTCACGAAAAATAACTTTTACAGGACCAAGCCCTCTTTCATCGTGGACTTCTTTAGCGAGGTACAGACATGCCGTTGAGTCTTTGCCTCCACTAAACTGAACTGCAACACTATCGAATCTATCATAAACATGTCGGATTCGTTGTCTGGCTGCCTCAACACAAGATGTGTCCAAGAACATTCGTTTTCTAGCCATGGCTACCCTTCAGGAGTGTGGTTAGCAATAAAGTCCAATAGCCTCTCGGCAGTGGTTTCCCCAACAAACGTATCATCATCTTTTAACCATCGTAAAAACGAATACCACTTAGATTGTTGCTCAGATGAGTCAAAAACTAACGTGAACTGAATTGCTGCGTTTTTAGTTCCAGACGCACTTGTTGAAGTGCTACCCTGAGTAACAATTGTGCTTGTGGGTACTTCTGTTGGGCGAGGAAGAGGTGTGCTTTCTTCACCATCATCTTCTGTGTGAAACACTGGGTTGGGTGACTCGCTTATTACTATTTCTGGTGCTACCCAACCGTCGTTACTCCCACGAGGCTCTCGATCAAATTCATTTTCAATAACCTCATTTTCAATAACTGCTACAGCAAATTCGTCCCAACCAAGCAAATCAAAAAAGTCGGCATCAGTTCCAGCAACCGAAGAGATTGCTTCATACAAGGCGTCTGCATCTGTAGACCCTAAATCAGATATTCTGTTATCTGCCAAGGCAAACGCTAAGGCGTCATCTGAATTGAGATCAACAATACTTACGGCAATTTGATCCCACCCTAAATTTTTTGCGGCTTGTAACTGGTGGTTGCCCGCAATAACAAGAAGATTCTCGTCTTTGTCCTTAACAGCAACAATAGGCTTTAGTTGACCAAACTTGTTATATGACGCTTCAATCGCCTCAACGTTTCCTCGTCGAGCATTATTTTCAAGTGGCTTTAAGAGATCAACATCTATAGCAAGATCTCTAATTGCTTCATCAATTTTATCAATCATTATATAACCTCATTAAAACTTTACTTGTGATCTTACGTTGGCGGCAATTGTTCTAAGGGCATCACACGCCGTCCTTAGCGAATGTAACTTTTCCCGTTTCGCTTTTACAAGCGCTTCGGCGACTTGGACATCGTAGTAAAGATCGCTAGTTTTGTAGCCAGCCCAACTCTCTTTGTTTTTCACAGCGCCTTCTGCTGCTAAATACTCCTTAAACCATTTTTTCTTGTATTCAGCCTCTTTAACAGCGTGATCTTTCGCAAGCGTTTCAAAGGCTTCTGTTTCGTTTTCAATATCATGAGTTATTCGTATAAGTTCGGACTCAATTTCTGTTGAACTTATTGGTCTGTTTCTTTCACCTATACTCATGCAACTATTTTACCCGTTTTTTTGTAATAGGTCAAGGGTGATTGTTAGCCTTTCAACCTCGCTGTTCCAGTCAATTTTAGAACCAGTGACCCCTCTCTGTAAAAGATCATCTAAATGTTCCTTTCCTAACTCGCTTTCAAGCCATCGTGCCCACACCAATGGGTTCTTTGATTGCTTCCAATGACAAGATGCGCAAAGAGCAACAGCATTTCTTTCGTCCGTTCTAGTGGCAGATATCGCTCTTGAAATTATGTGAGCACACTGAATTTGCTTACCTTCTTCTTTTTTGGCACCACACCATCGGCACTGAAACCCATCACGAGTTCTAACAACCAAACTATGTAGTTTAGTTGCTTTAGCCTTTGCTTGCTTACCATAACTCGCTGGCATTATAACGGAATGTTTTGATTTAAGGGAAAGTACCAGCCACCTTGTTGGTGCTGTATTGCGTTCGAAGGCATATCAGGTCTATGGTTTACCCCAGAATAATGCAAAATTGCTGTTTCTCTCCACAAATCTGGATCATCAGGAATTGACCCACGATGCATCAGTCTAGCATGCCACAAAAGAACATCACCCTTCTTTGCCAAAAACTTCTCAGTCTCCAACCCCCCTCTGTCTAAAATGTCTTCAAACATGGGAGTTAAGAAGCGTTCTGAGTATTTGGGCCACAGTGGGTCACGCCTCTCCGTCTCTTCTAGGCGTGCCAAAGTTTTATCCTGTGTAATAATTGGCAAAACATGTGATCCACGAACATACTCAAACGGTCCTGCATCTTCGTGAACGTCGTTAAGAGCCACCCATATCGCTAAGTAATGATCATAGTTTGAATCAGGGTTAAGATATCCGTCTTGATGCCAGTTTCTCTGAGTTGATTTCCAACCAGTTAGATTTAAGTGCACTCCCATTGGTTCACCAATTAAAGAACGCATTACGTCTTGTAACGGTCCAAAGGTGGCGATGTTCATTAAACTTGGAACTTGATAATAGGCGCATTCTCCGGGATACCCTAAGGGTCTGTCGTGATTTACCCGATTATGTTGAATCCAATCTGTGCGGTAAGCCTCAATAAGTTGATCTGGAATAAAGTTGTCTAATATGACAACGCCATCTTTTCGCCAATCTTTTTGCATCTGTGAAAGCGTGGACTCATCAACTTCAGCACGATCTAGTGGGGGTAGAAGTCCGTCACCAATGTTGCCTGCCAACGAATTCATTTCGTCAAGCAAGTCAGGGTGCGTCTCTAAAGCACCTCCTAAAAAGTCATTTAATCTTTTATTCATCTGGGTACTCATCTGCGTGCTCCTGTGAGAGATCCCAATACGGTCTGGCCGCAACTCCAACCTTCCAAGACTCTCTAACTCTTTCTGCCTCGTTATAGTGGTGTTCTGTCTTGCACCAAGATGGCATGTGTAAGCCTGTAACCATGGAATCATATGGATTTTCTGTGACTCTCATATGACAGGGGCGACAAATTGCGTAAAGATTTATTCTCTCTAAAATGCTTCCGCCCTGCGATCTGTTTACCAATTCATGTATGTCCTGAGTTCTTCTTTGTTTTGCCCTATTTTTTCCATCATACGAAGCCCACACTATGCATGCCTCACACCACTTCTGCTCTTCAAGCATTTCTTGAACTATTTTTCTTCGATTAACGTAAGTTTGTTTCATTTTCGCAGAACGCTTTGCTAAGGGAGTTCTTTTCAATTGAGAACCACCACGATTTAAGGGCGTTCTTTTAAGTTGGCTACTTCCCCTCTTGAGAGGTGTTCTTTTAAGAGGTTTTCGTCGTTCCATTATTTTGCATTTCTTACCAGAGTCTCAATAGTTCTCCACAACTTAGGAGCACCTACTCTTATGTCGAACTTTTTAACTTTTTTCCAAGCATCATCAGATACAGCCTGTCTATATTCTACATCATTAAACTTCTTTAGGGCACGAACGTACTCTTGTGGGTTTCGTGCTAGAACTCCAATTCCATGTTCTTCAGTTAACTCCTCATATTGAGGTGAATATGATGCAACAAATGGAACACCACCACAAGCATACTCTAAGCCTTTAATGTATGACTTTGCATGGTTGAACGGAATGTCCGTAAGTGGGACAATACCTGTATCAAATAAAAATCCTTTATGTAACTGTGTGGGTGGTAGGAAAGGTGATTTGGTAAGAATCCCCGCAGAAATTCCAACTTCTTTTTCAAACAGTGGAACCTGAACTGAATCAACATGACCTGTATGATGCCATGTTGCAAACTGGCTAATTTTATTTGCGTAGGGACGAAGTATTTCCAAATCCCCACTTCTATGGGAGGTTGACCCCATCCACCCTACTATGATTTTATCCTTATCTTTATGTATCCGTCGATTTTTATATTTTCCACGATCAACGTAGTTGGTGTGCAAAAGAGTATTTGGATTCCATTGTTCCATCTTCTTAACTAAAAATGGCGTTGAGGCAATAATGCCATCAGACTCTTCAACAATATTTCTATACCAATTAACGTTTTCACTTGGATTAAGGGAAGGTAACGAAGTTTCATAAGCAGAGTTCTTTTCGCTAAGGCCCCAGTACCAATCATCAATGTCTTGTAGTATGATTTGCCCTGCTGCTTGAGCACCCTTCATGTCAGGTAAGACTTGCATGTGCATATATCGTTGCATAACTATAACGTCACAATCAAAATAATCGTTACCGTCCCATGAGTGAATGCCAAAAGTATTTGTCATTCTGTTATGCGCCAATATCCCTAGGCAACACTCGTGTCCTAAGGTCTGCAAAACTTTTATGTACTGACCTATCCGTATGTGCCCAGAGCCTCCCATGACAGGGCGCCCAAGAGGATCTAAAACAGTTCTAGACCAATCATGTGTCGCAAATCCGACTTTCATTTAAAAACTCCATTTGCCTTGAATTGTTTTCCACAGCGCTTGATCTGTATCTGTTATAGACTCACTTTTCTCCTCTTTGATACGCTTGTGAGTGATAATTGCGTCTCTAAGAAAGTACACCAATTTATCATCTTCATTAGGCTCTTCCCCTAAGCGTATAAGTCTGTCAACTTCAGCAAGCCTTTTTTCTGCGTGGAATCGAAAGCGGGCTGCCTTTCCCCTGCTTTCTTCGTATGAAGCAGCGGGGTCTGTGTCAAAGTCAGGGTACGCTGATCTTAATTTTTGAATCTCTGCTTCAAGATCTTCAATTTTAGCGGAGACTGTCTCAATAATCACAATAAGAGATTCTTTCCAAGTCTGCCAATTTTCGGGCAATCTTAAATAGTCCTTATCAGCCTGCGACCCTTTTCCTTTGATGTCTTCAGACACCATAATTTCAAACTCTTTCATACGTCCCATTACTTCCTCCAAGCCGGACAAATTCTCTTGTAATTACACCAGTTGCACAAAGGTCCAGTGCGAGTTTCAAACTCACCGGACTCACAACTAACTACCAACTCGTCCCAAGTGGACTTAACATCATTTGAAACTTTGTCTACAAGATCTTCAGTTACATCGTATTTGGCAAACTGTCCTGATTTGAGATAAAGCAGTTCTGCACGCTCTATTTCTTTTTCTAACTCTTTGCCAAGAAGAATGCTGTATATTGTTATCTGCATCTTCTTTTCCCACTCATACTGTGGGCGAGGCTTTTTACCAGTTTTATAATCAGAAATTACAATCTTGTCATTCTCAAGCGTCCAGCGATCGATAATCCCATAAATAGGGACACCCAAAATGTCTCCATTCATCTTGGCTTCAATGCCACCAGCATCAAATGAAGTTGGATCTTCCATTAAGAAGTAGTTCTCAATGCACCACCATGCTTTCCATCTAAACTCGTTGTCATCACACCGTTCATTCAAGTCAAAAAACTCATCTGCCCATTTCTTGTCCCATAGGTCTTTTGCTAGTTTCCTAGATGCTGGCTCTGTTCTTTCTTCTGAGGGCAATCTAAATAAGTCTTCTAGTACCTCATGGACGAACGATCCTAGCACCTGTGCTTCTGTTGAAGGCTCCGGTATTTTGTCAAGTTTTGCGTACTTATAGCGCATAGGGCACTGATTAAACGTGCCAATAGAACTTGGAGACATGTACGCTGGTATCTTGTATGGTAAGTCTCCAACTGGAAGACTATCCTGCATTTGTATCCGCCGAACTCGCTGATTTAACAAACTCTAACATTTGAGTAAGTTTCTCACGGTTTATGTTGACGTTCTCAAACGTTGCACCATCTGAAATGGCTGACCAATACTCTTTAGCATCTTCAATTACTTGTGGGGCTTGAGCATTCAAAAGATCACGCAATTTTTGGAAGTGTTCCGCTGAAATTGGATTATCAGCACTATCTTCTAGCGCTTCTAAATGTAAAGACTCTTCTGTTCTAGCCAAGTAAAGACCAACTCCAAAGTGTTGAGCCGCTTTCTTTAAAGCGTCTGAAACAGCACCTTTCATTTCATCACCCAAATCCAAGATGTCTCCGTTTCGAGTTCTTTTAATTTTCTGTCCGCCTACGCCGTCTTTGACAATCGTAATTGTAGGGGCGTCATTAGTGGGTACAAAAGTAGCAGTGAGTCGAACATGTGCCACAATATAATCAGGGTCAAGAGCATCTCGTTCACACCTTTCAATAGTATACGACCACATATCCACTCCAAGAACCTTGTTTAGTCGAGTGATAACCTCGCTAACTGGGATATATGTAAGGCTTGTTCCGCCTTTTTTTAATTGCCGTTCTACCTCTTGTGGGAACGGCTCGGATAGAGCATCTAGTACGTTCATTCGGATCTCCTAATCACAATGTTTTTCTTCGGTGGACTAACCTCGCAATACTCATCAGCATCAAGGTGTAGTTCTTTTAGTTTGCCAACTTTCCAGTAGGAAACTCCCATGTATTGGGTAAACTCTTGTAGCATCTCTAGTGGGGTTTTTGTTACTTCCCCAGTGTCAATGTTTACGCTGGTATTTACAATTCTGCGTGCAACATCATCAGAAATTGAAGCGTGATCCCACTTTTTGCGTGAAGATCCAGCCTTTATTTCTACTGTTGCGCCATCAACCACAACTGGTGAGGCAAAATAGTCATATTCCTCAGTGATGATTGATTGAAGTTCATTGTACAATGCTCCAACTCGACCTTTTACTTCGTGTAGGTTAGTGGCAACTTGTAAGATCTCTTTAGGATCATCGTCTAGTTCGGACTTAGATAATTTGTATATGTCTGATTCTAAAAGATTTAGCAATTCTGAAAGTGTGTCAACAGTATCTTTTGTATCGTTAGTAGGATTCATTTTTCTCCAATAGTAAATAGTAGATATATAAATTATACTCTACCCAGAGAAAAAAGTCAATCCTCTTTTAAAAGTCTTTCAAGTGTGTCATCAAAGTTTGCAACGCTAGGATTCTGAGTGATTAAAAGATTATCAACTATTGCTTTTAGCGAGTCGCCCAAATAAGTCGTCGCACTTTCTTTTATCATGGCGTTAATCTCATCTGGACTAAACGTGTCTTGCAAGGCCTCAATTGACATTGCAACCTTATCAGCAATCATTTCATCTAACCCTTCGTTAAAAAACTCTTCTGATATCCCAATCATCATGTCAGATGGACTCCATGTTAAAATACTGTAGGGTCGATCATTCAGTGCGTGTGCAGTCGTGGTAATGAAAGTGATGGTCACTGGACCTTCTTTTAAGACCGCCAATACGTCTGGGTCTAAATCAGCACTTTCATACTTGTCAGGCATTTATCTTATCCAACTCTCTGGAAATCTCTGGACCAGTCTTACCGCCCCAAACACCCAGTATGAGTTCAGACTCTAAAGCAAAACTTAAACACTTTTCAGTATTCTCACACTCTAGGTTGCAAATTGAAACTGCTTCTTTTCTATCCCTTGGGTGGCTCGAAAAGAAAAGCCTGTCTTGTCCAGCACATGGTGCTTCTTTAAACCACTCTGGGGCATGCGCACTCATTGATGTCCTTTCTACTTGTATTCTACCTTCTATTTTAGGGTCACAATGTCAAGCAGACAACCCACTTTTGGCGGTCCCCTAATCTCAATACTCATATCATTTTCTCCTTAAATAATTTGCCTTACACTACATATAGGACACAGCGTAGTGAAAAGCGGACATGTAATTAAAATAATTTTACTTTAGTCATGTTTGCAACTTGGCAATCATTCGATTGAATGAGTTCGCTCAACACAAATAGGGCCGCTTCAATCGTCAAGTTTTTGTCGATGATTTCCACATCGCCCTGATGAGAAGTAGTTGTAAGACCATGACAAATAAAATATGATTCTCCACTGTGCATCCAAAGCGTAGCGGTGTACTTCGCTCCAGAACGTTGCGCAGCATCAAACAAGGTGACAAACTCATATTCTTCACTTATGATTTCGTCAAACTTTATTTTTGTATCTTCTGCGGTATACATTTCCGTTAACCAACTTTCTGCATGTTAATGGTCCTGCTAGGACCGTTTTTCTGTTATCTATTAAAGGCAAAGGTCTGGGTTGTGCATCTTCGAGATCTCTGTCAAACAAGCACGTTTCAGGTCTGCCGTCTATAAAAGTAGTCACTGTTTCTCCTTCCTACTTTTGTTAGGTGTGTAATATTTTGTTTTTAAGTTGCTATGGGGGTTCCATTTTCTCACCTCTTTCTCCTACTAAGGTTCTTGCCACAATATTTCTCTATTTGGTGCCCACTTATATCTTTTCCATGAAGTTTTTTAAATTGGGGCGTCTACCTATATAAAGTCCCCAACAGGGTGCCGTTTTGGGGCGTATTTCGCCATATCTACAGAATTTTTTCATATTTATCTCCTCAGACTTATTTCTGCCACAATATTTCCGTACTGGTCCGATAAGGATCTAGAGGAGAATAATTGTCTTTTTTGCGCACATAAAGGAACAACCACAGATTTTTTGTTTTGGGGTAATTTTCCTAAAATAATTTCATACTTAATGACTTCCCCGCCAATCTTGTTTTGGGACGCCTACACCATTATTTATCAGTGGTGGTGGATTTATCATCCAGTCTCCATGAACTACATGGCACTTCGCTCCTTCCCATGTTGCATCTCCCAAGAGGTTTCTGCCATAAAATTTTCACAAATGGTCCCACTTGACAAGGCTCAAATGACCTTGTACCATAGAACGCAAACCGAAGGAGAAGAAGAGTACAAAAGAAGCCGAGATATCTCGATGACATAAAGGTTTACTGAAGGACCGGAGGGTCACACTCGTTACGCAACTGGTGACAGGAAAGACATTCGGGCACGCCTACCTAAAGAGTGAGGATTTGAATCGCACGATAAACTGGAATAACACATTTGACGATGTGCCAGTCACTGCACGGAGAGCATTAGGACTTGAAGGATAGGTTCGGAACTAGCAATAGCCCAAGCGGTTCCGACACACGGGCAACTAGAGCCATATCTAGGGAGAGTGGGCGCACTGAACAAAATAGGTGCGTTTGGGGTCCAAGAAGTAAATAGATCTTACATTCCTCTACAGGTTCTACCTAGTGCCTCTCGTGTAGCAGCGTCAACTACCACACGAAAGGGTAGGTTAGCCTTGCCAAAAACAAGACTTGAGAGTAGAATAACCCTATGAAGAAAGAGTACTTAGTTCGATTAACTTACGAAATTACTGTAGAAGAGGACTGCGGAACAGAGGCCCTTCACACAGGGGTAGACTTTATCTCTGAATACGCCCCCTCAGAATGGTCTGTGAAACAGATTAAAGTTTCCGTGCCAGAATCCAGCGAAGTCTATGAGTTCAGCAAAAAGAAAGAGCGAGAAGATGGTGCAGAGTAAGAGCGAACTGGAGGAGTGGTATCATGATATTGACCCGTGGAAGTACCGAAAAGACCCAGACGATGCGTACAGAAAGAAGTTTTACCTAACGGTTCTTGAAGATCTAGGTCCAACCTTTGGCCGGCTCTTGGACGTTGGTGCAGGCGAGGGTTGGATAACTCAGGCTGTTCCAGCAAATGAAAAGCATGCAATAGAGTACAGCGATCTTGCGTCAGACAGGTTCCCTGAAATCGTAGAAAGAGTCTCCGCCCCTCAAGGCAAGTACGATCTAGTCATGACGACTGGAACACTTTACACACAGTATAATCACACTGAAATAGCGGAAACGCTTGTGAATGCTGCATCAGTAGATATCGGTACCCTCGTATTTGTTGGTGGAATAAAAGATTGGCTACTGCCTTATGACTTTGGAACAAAAATCAGGCACTTCGAGTTTCCCTACAGAGAGTACACACATGTAGTAGATGTCTACGAGTTCACCCATGAAGTTAAGTGGAGTTGGTTACAATGAGACTAGCACACAACATCGGAACAGAAAAGCATTCAAACTACCACACACGAGAACAAATACTTGCTTGTGATGAGCCTATTGGGTTTGATGGAGTTTACCTCAATGTATATGAGAACCAAGATGTTCTCGAAGGTAAATCAGGAATAATGTTTGTCATGGGAGACTACATGGGGCTAGGAAACGCCTTCGACCTCATGAACGTTCCTAAATTGGAATACTACTGCACTTTATCGCAAGTAAAAGAAATGTGTGACAAGTACGACTTTGAATTGGGGTGGCACACGTGGTCACACCGAAATCTTCGCTACCTAAGCGACAAGGAAGTGATACAAGAAATAACTTCTCCTTTTCCCACCAAGTACTTACGATACCCACATGGGGAGTATGACAACAGGGTTGTTGAGTTGGTGAAGCAAGCAGGCTATGAAAAAGCATACTCTGTCACGCAAGGAGTCTTAGCAGGGGACGCCCCTGATTCACAGTACAAAATTTTTAGCGACTACGTTGATTGGATACCGTAACCATGTCCCTAGCGTCCGCCAAAGAAGTTTACCTTAAAAAAGGCGTTGCTGTGCTTCCAGCAGTTTTCACAGAAGAAGAGTGTGACAGAATGAAGGTTGAAGCATACTCGGTAACAGATGAACAAATTACAAAAGCAAGGTACCCTCATGTACCAAGCGAACAAGCATACAACAAGAAGTCGCTGATATTCTTTCCCGCATTAGCAAACTTTTACCTAAATAAAGTTAGAACAGACCCAAGAATGGTTGATATAGTTAGCACATTTCTAGGTGACAATGTTCGTCAAATAAACAACCAAGTCTACTTTAGAGAACCCAACGATCTAGACACATTTGCTTGGCACAGAGATGACATTTTCCGTGAAAGTGATTTATTTACTGAAGCAGTTTCAACTGATTACCTTCAAACCATTATAGCAATAGACGACATTACAGAAGATAATGGTGCTGTAGAGTTTATCGAAGGCTCACATGATTGGCCAAGTTTTGAAGCCCCTAGGGATTTACGGAATTTCACCCGATCAGGACTATCAGGAACCAAGTACATAGCGCTAAAAGGCGATGTAATGGTATGGTCCGTAATGATCGTACACGGAAGCGAAGCAAATACTTCAAACTTGTCCAGAATGACCTACATGAATGGATTTTGCAAAGCGGACAGCGTAAGTTCATATCCAGACTACCTTAAAAACGGCAAGGTAGTTCACGAGATAAATCCAGAAAAGATACCGTAATGCTAACAATAGTTGTAGCGTCGTACCAATATGGACACCTTGCCTCCCATTGTATTGAGAGCCTGTTGTCCCAAACTGTAAGCCCAGAAAAAATCCTTTTTGTTGATGACGGCATTGGCGACTGCGAGCACCTTCCACAGTTCTA